TTGAGTTTGTCTAAGGCATCTGCCTGTCCACCATCCCAAAGTAAGTCAACGATTTCTCGTTCTTGTGTAGCCATAATCTATTGTTATCTAAAGTTTATTTATTAGCGTTTCCGTTTTGAGGTTGCGGAGGATTCTTCGCTTGTTTAATTTGAGATTGTTTCAATTCCTTGTCCATCTGCAAATTATCGCTTTCTGCATCCAGTTTTTCACCTTCTAATGCGGTAACGTCTAGTGGGTTAAGTGCTCTTCCGTTATCAATATCATCTTTCATCTGTGCATCCAACTCTTCAATCTGTGTCTCGGTTTGTCCAAGAATCTCAGAGCGGATATACTGAGTAGAGAAATACTTTCCAACGTAAGGATCCATAGCAGCAATGACATTTAATTTCTCTGTCATCATCTCTAGGTTTTTTAATTCCGTAAAATGATTATCGTAGAGATAGTCATACTGAATATGCTCTCGCATATCATCCCAATCTTCTGGAGTTATAACACTCTTCAGAATCAATTGGGTTTTTAGTGCGTCATGGAATAAGTCGCTAAACTTTTTGCGGAGTTTACCGACAAACTTAGTGAATTTTAATTCGTCTCTTGTTATCTCTGCAGACCTTCCTAGGTCAAATGATGTGCCACTTTCTAATCTACCAGCAGGAACATTTAACGCTTTGTAAAGTTTTGTTTGGAAATATTGCACGTCTGTTAGCTCTCCAAGGTTCTGACCACCTGGCAACGTAGTAATTTCAGTACCTCTGCCACCTTCTCTTCTTGGTAACCAGAAGTCTTCCATCATAGACATGTATTTTCTGTCGTCTCTTATCTCACCTGTGCTAGCATCATATACTAACTTGTTACGATACCTACCCATAACCTCACGGAGATATGTTTCCGCTTTTTGTTTTGGTAGATTACCAACGTCAATGTAGAATATTCTTCTTTCTGGTGCTCTTGATATTCTGTAGATAACAAGAGAGTCCTCAATCATACGTAACTGGTTGAGAACTTTGATACCTTTATGTAAGTATGATAGTACGATGTTTCTATTCGTATCCATCAAACCAGATGTCACATATGATATTGCGTCTTTTGCAATTCTAATTCCGCTGTTAGCAGATGTGTTGTTTAGTCCTTTGGGATTATATAAGAAATACTCTTCGCCTTTACCAAAGTCATACTTCATAAACTCGTCAGCAGTCTTTGGTTTTGTTATCTGTCTTACCTTCTTAATTTTATGAGGATCAACATATCTCATTTCCTTGATTCCGTCTTGCGGATTGTCAAGGTCAATTACTTTATGATAGTACATACGACCATCAATGTACCATCTGCGGAACATTTCATGTGCCTTACTATCAAATCCAAATAGATTTTTTATATAATCGAACTCGTCTCTAATAATTTTTTTGACGCTATCGCTGACGTCTAGATTATCTAAGTTGACCTGTACGGGACTATCGTTTTGGTCTGCGACTATTGCTTCGTGTATAATATCCTCAATGGCGGAATCCACTTCTGGATGCATCGCCATCTCACGATATTTTTTCACCATGTCATATTCGGTCTTGAAGTTACCGTCTAGGTCTAAGTATTGACCGTAGTAACCTCCAGCAATGTAACTTGTAGCTCCATCGTCAGAAGAAGGTTTGATGGGAGACGGAGCACGACTCTTCTCAACCTTCTTATTAAACGAGAAACCGAATAACTCTGCCATAATATTTGTTGGTTTCTTTACCTACTATTTAGTACCCTTACTGAACTGGATTACTACCACCAGTGCTTGTGTGGTACTGGTATGCAAACTCAACATCAAACTCTTCAAATGAATCGTTATTGTCGTATGCTACAGAAACCTGTGATACTGATACGGGGAATGCATCTATTAACTTATAAGTTCTTATAATGTCTAGATTTTCCTTTCCTGCACCGAACTTATTTAACTGGTCAATAGTAACGTCTTGGAATACTCCAGTGTCATTATCATTGTCTAGTGTTGCAGTAGCAGTGTTTGTGTCAACACCGTTTGTTAGTTCAATCCATTTCTCATATGCTGCACGCATCTCAAATGCGTCATCCATATAGAATGTTGCTGTCCATGTTTCAAATGTTCTGTCGCCAGGTACTTTGATTACACGTCCACGGAAAGGTAGCTCTACAGTTCCTACGTTTGTTGCTGGTAATGCTGCTGCCTTACACATAAATGCAACTGAGTCGTTTGCTCCTCCTGTACCATCAATAGATGGTGGTGTTACTCCGCCAGGAAAAACGTGTTCTACTGAGAACAGGTTAGGGCGAACTCCGCCCTTAATTGCTTGTTGAAAGGTTAATAAACCTAATGCTTTGCGTGCCATTGTTTAGGTGCTCCGATGTTATCTGCGTGGGATGACTTCCTCGAACGATACGCCTGTGCGTGTCGCTACGAATGTCAATGTGATAAAGTTGATTGAGCGTGCAGGCTTGATATAGAAATCTGCCTTAAACTCATTCGCGTCGATGATTGCACCAGTGTTATTAGTGTCATCACATACAACTAAGAAATCTGTGATTCCTCTTTCAGCTTGAATGCCTCTAAGGAATGGTTCTACAACATTCTTAAAGTTGTTACGTGTGAACTCATCGTTAAGTTCAAAAAGTACTCCCTTCGCAGCGTTGCCGATTGTCTTCTCTATCACATTGAAAAGACGTCTAACATTGATGCGATCAAATGCAGATGGTGAAGCGAGAGCTGTTTTGTCTCCGAATAGGACTATGCCCTGACCAGGTAAACTGGTTACTGGGTTGATCCTTCTTTGATACAGTGTATCTCTTTCGGATTTAGTTGGTGAGTATGCAAGTTTAACTGCACCTCTGATTGCACCACGGTTTAATCCTGCGGGAGAGAACCATGGAGTTCCGTTAGCGGTAACGCTTGCACATAATCCTGCAACGTCTCCGTTAAGTGGAACGTAACGATACTTGTCTGCAAATCTGTCGTAGATATACTTCCAACCATTGTCAAACACACCGAATGATGTGGATGTCATTTGTTTGTAGAAGTCTACTACATTTTGTGTTTGTGTTGTGGAACTTGTAACTCCAACAACGTCTCCTCTAAATGGAGATATAAAACCAACGCAATCTTTTCTTTGTGCACAAATTGAAAGTACACTAGTTGCAATTGCCTGTGTATTGGTCTTACTTCCTGCGTCGCCAGGACCCATGAGTAGATAATCAATATCTAATGTCTCTGTGTCGTTGAACTCCGCAAGTCCTGTGATGATTTCTCCAGAAGTTGCTGATAGACTTTCTGCACCCTTTACGAATGTGTAAGTCTTAGGACCGCTGAATAAATCAAATGTCTCTGTAGATGCACTACCACCGTTGTTTGTACCAGCAATGTTTCCACCACTTGCAGTCTGGTTAGCACTTACATCATAGACATCAGTTTCATGAGAACCCCAGTAAACATACTGTGACCTGTCAAGAACAACTGTTGGGTAATAGTTTACCGCACCAGATGATGTCTTAGAGTTGTTTGCTTTTGAAACATATGTGTGCTTCTCTAATAATGTATTAGGAGTACCAGTGATAACGCCAGTTGCGTCATAGATTGCGATGTGCATTTCGTCGTTTGCACCACCACGTGCTTCAACGAAAGGAGAAGTGCCAGGTCTAGGGGCGATGGCAGACCACTTAAGTCCTGTGAATACTTCCTGCTGATCGTACCACTCTACTTGAGCAGTTACGTTTAAGTCGGTAACACCGTTCTCTATCTGGTCTGTTGTTGTCCAAGTATCGGATGAGATAAGTGACACCTTGTTGTTTGTTGCGTCCCAATCATAGATGAAACCAGATTTAGCACCACCAGCGTTACCACTAGTTGTCTGTACCTGAGTTCCTACTGTTGTAGTTGATAGAGCACCGTCTAAGGTTAGAGTTACATCTGCACCTTTATCAATTACTGATACTCTAATAGAATTTCCATCTACGCCAGGATCCCTCGCTGCCCACTTAAATGGGTTTGCGTTTGCGTCTGCATATACTGCTTCGTAATCGTCTTTCGTTGGAATAGAAAGTGTATATGGACTTGTTACGTTGTCATCGGATGCAGTTAACTGTCCACTTGTTGATACACGTACAACATCTAGTACCCCACCATACTGTAGGAAACTCGCTGCTGTCCACCAACTAGTTGCATTAGCATCGGATGGTTCACCGAATATTTCGATTAATTGAGATTCATTTGCTATACGAACAGGGGTAAGAACAGGTCCTTTACTAAATGCTCCTGCTATTGCCCCAACGTTTACTTCAACTGTCTCAATCGAACCAAGAGTCAGATCCCTTTCTTGAATCTCTACTCCTGGCGATAAGAGCGTGCTTGCCATGCGATTACTCCACTAAGATAAATCAATTTTTGTCTAATATTATTTAGAAAAAGTTGTATTTTAGCGATAGTCCCACATATAACTACGGTCACCGTACTCGTCTAATCTCCACTTATCTTGATTCTCTTCGTTCATGTCTATAGTCCAGATGTTACCAGAGTCATCTAACACCTGACTATCCTCTAAACCATCGTCTATAAAACCAAATGGTGCCATGTCTTGCTCAATCTGGTTCTTTTGCTCCTCATATATACGTCTTCTTATGTCTTGGTCAGTCATTTCTTTGAAATAATCCTGCTGCACCAACCATGCAAATATGACTAGACACATAACAAGGTCGTCATTATACCCCTCGTCTGCCTCAAAACTTTGCTTGTTTTGTATGAACGTAGTTAGTTCTGCTACTATGTTGTAATCCTTAACAAGTAACTTGTCATCTTCTATAAGTGTCTTGAGGTTAGAACATCCTTGTGCTTTGACAGTCTTGCTCATCTTGACACCCATCTGTGTTTTATTACCTGAGAATCCCTGTCCGACAACTTGACCTGACCTTCCACGCATAGCACACATAAGAACATTCTCATATTCTATATCGTAGAATAACATCGATGCTACACCCTCTCCAATATCATTTACCTCTGTAAGAACATAAGCATTATTATAATTGGTAGCGACATTGTAAATTATATTTGGGAATAACATAGGTCGTATGTCATGGTCTCTGTATTTTGCTACTAGTTGCCAAGGTGCTTTGGTAATATCAATTACCACAAAGGCAGAGTAATCCTGTGAGAGACCACGAGAAACGTCCACACATATAATATAATCATGGTCACGTATAGGATTTTCATATACGTCGAGAGAACCGTTGGTCGAAATCGGGTCATCGTAAGTTAGTGTTCGTAGTTTGCTTGCTGTTATTAATGTGTCAACAGACCCTAAGAACTCGCACTCAAACTCTTGAGTAAACTGTCTGACGGACGTGTTGGCAATAGTTGTTTCTTTCCATCTTGCATCTCGACCTGGCACTTTTGACCAGTGCACCTCTGTCCATGCATATCCATTCCTATCTTTCTGTGCATCAACCCACAACTTATAGAAGTGGTTCATACCATTAGGCGTAGATATAATTATAACTTTCGTAGAGGTACCAGATGTAATAGTAGGATATACAGAACTAAAGAACTGTTCTGCAATATGGTTAGGTATGAATGCAAACTCATCAAGGAATATGATGTTGAATGACATACCTCGAACTGCAGATGCGGAGGTAGATGCTGCAAGAATTTTAGAACCATTCTCTAATTCCATACTACCTTTATTATAGACCACAATACCTTGTTGAATCCAAAGTGGTAGCTGTTCGTATGCTAGTTGCAATCTTCCTAGTAGGTCTCTAGCAGTAGAAAGTTTGTTTGCTAAGATACCAATATTGACATTATCGTTGAACAACGCATAATGCAAAAGGTAAGACACACACGTAGTGGACTTACCAGTCTGTCTAGGAAGTTTTGCTATATTAAATCTATGCTTATGAAATTTCTCTATGAGTTCCTCTTGGAAATCCCACATTTTAAATGGCACAATACCTTCATCAAGAGATATAATCTTGATGTAGTTTTTGGCAAAGTACACGGGGTCTTCTTTGCACTTCAAATATTCCTGTACCTGTTCGGGTGTAAACTGTATTTCAGTTCCTACCTTCTTTAGGTTCGGGTTGCCTAAGTAAAAATCTTGACTCATGAATTAGTTTTCAAATACTGCAATGCAGATTCTTTCGTATCAAACCAATGCATATGATGATGCAGTTGCAGTGAAAACTTGTGGGTTATAGCGTCGTAACCTATACTCCCTTCAAAATCCATCCAATCAGGATCTAGTAGATCCTCGCTTACCATTGACATCGGAAACCTCCTCTGCTTTTAACTCATATTCTAGCATAGAGCGTAGAATAGTTGCACGAGTTGTCTCATTAAATGCTTCCAGAACACGGAGTTCTGCTTGCAATTCTTCAACTCTAGTCATATTTAGTCTCCTAACGTTAGCACTTCCATTTACGAAGTGACTTGTTTATACGACTGTCAGGGTCTCTGGCAGTCTTAGCAGAAGTTAATCTCTTCTTCATTCCTTTCATTCTAGCACAGAAACTTGCTCTTCGCCCTGCTGCCTTACCACCTTTTTTTACTTTGCCTGTGACTGGTGCTTTTAAATCACTGCCAGGATTCTGTCTCTCGTATGACTTACGACCTTTCTCGTTTAGTCCACCAGAAGGACTCTTACCTGATTTCTTTTGCCAATCTTCACTAACTTGGTCTTGTGGGAATGTAGGTACGTCAGTAGAATGTCCAACAGTTTCTTTTTTGTTCTTTGGTTTTTCTCCTTTCTTTTTCTTACTAATTGCAATCGCTGCCTGTTGTGCTGCGTTCGCTGCCTCACCTAATCTTCTATCTTGATTCTTATTCTTATGTTTCCATGCTGTAGCATATGCGATTGACTTCTCATCTTTTGTCAATGCTCCGTCTTTTGCGTATGATTTCTTGATGTGTTTAATCATCCTTTCATACTTCTTACCGCTTGGTGCTTCTTCTTTTACTGCTGCTGCACGTAATCTCTTTGCTTGACTCTTATGCATTGCAACTGCCTTATCTAATTCAGCAGGAATTTTGTTTGCTTCTTTACCAGCGTCTTTCTTAAATTCTTTTGAGTTCTTTAATCTTTGTGATTGACTAGCATGCATCTTTACTGCAGCGTCTAGTTCTTTTGGTATCTTATTTACAGCAGCACCATAGTGTTGCTCACTCATACTCTCACCATTAGATGCATCTTCACCTGTTTGTCCTGTTGGATTATCACTTGGGGTGTCATCATATGAACCATATGTGATACAAGGTTTCTTACCACATCCACAATTTTTATTCTTATTGATTCCTTCTTTCTGAAGCATACCATCCTTACCAATGGTCATACCGCTTGGTAATGGTTTGCATTTCTGTTCATCAAAACAATAGTATTTGCCTTCACCACAGTTCTTCTTTGCTTCCAAGATAAATCTTTCTCTTGCTTCCTTCACCATTAACACAGGGTCTGACGTAGGATCTGACTCGTGGAAGTTTATAACTCTTGAGCCAGGATAAACTTTATCCACAATCTTTTGTGCTTGTGGTCTTTGTAGTTTTCCTAATTGATCACGGAATACAGTTATGTTGAACTGTCTACCCCTCCATACAAGAGAGATAACGTAGTATCTACCGTACATTGTGGGTATGCGTGTTGCCATTTACCTAGTGTATGCTATTTTTGTTACCTTAACTGATGAACCACCAGCTGATGCTTCAAGTGTATCTGTTGCATCTTTCTCGAATACTTCTACTGTGCCATTAACAACGGTAGTGCTACCAAGCGTATTACCACCATCATCTTTTCTTGTGATTACTGCTACAGCACTATGTCCGTTATATAAACGAACTAGAGTTGCATTACCCACATTACTTGCAGAAGATAGATCCGCTTCAGCTGCTAAAACTTTAATTACCATGATTGGATACTGTCTTTACTAAGTTATTTATCAGTCTTCTTACTTGCTTGTTTAAGCATTTTCTGAAGGTCTGCGGTGCTTCCAACAAATAAAGCATTGTTGGTTACAACTTTCTTAGCACTTTCTTCTTTGACATTCTTTTTGTCTTTCTGTAGTGCCATAAGTTTGTCAGCGACATCACCTACATGCTTGATAAGTTGTCCTGCAACTTCGTATGCACGTGGATGGTCAGATGACATTGCAAGGTCAAGTGCACCATTGACTGCCTCTTGTCCTTTGTCAATCAAAGAATATAAGTTGCCTCTAGCATACTCGTAGTCTTTGTCTACATCTTCCGTTGCAGTAGATTTAGCAACTTCTTTTCTAGGTGTTGCTTTTGTTGCCACATCCTCAACGATGTCAAATGCATCATCGAGTCCAGATGTATCTTTGTTGATGGGATTAGGGTTACTCATAATACGATGTTGTCTCACTGAATCCGAAGTCATCACCAGAAGTTAGTAATGCATCATCTGCTGCGTTTAATACATCAACAGGTGTAGAAGCATTTGCACTTGCTGCCTTCGTGCCATTTTGTGCACGACGGACTGATAGTTTGTTTGGTGATGTCTTGCTCTTAACATACATGACCTCATTACCAATCTCAATGAATGACTGAGTTGGTATGTTAGTGAAGTCTACAACTTCAATAGTAAGGTTACGTGTATTGATAGCACTTGCTAGTTCTGTAGTGCCATCTTTGTCTTTGTCTGTAAGTGCTTTTGGTACAACCTGATAAGAAACCTGTCTTGTAGAAGTAAGATCCACCTCTGTATGGTAATCGACTTTTGCTTTCTTGATAGGTGCTTGAGTTCCTACAGGTCCGTAGATGTATGACTTGCAAGTAAACTGCATAGTTATCAAGGTTATCTTCTTGTCATCAAAGGAACCTTCGTAATCATCACTGTATGAAACACTGTTTAATATTATTGGTATGTCTCTAAACTCCTCCATACTATCGACAAGTTTTATACTCATCTGATATGAAGGTTGAAATAATGGTAGTATCTGTTCTGTTATCTCTAATGCTTCGTCGTTTGTTTTAGATATTATGTTTAATTCAAAATCAATATTATATGGTACAGGTGTAAACTGTTTCTTGACTGCGTTGTTAGTATCTGCTTTTAATGTTAGTGTAGTTGGTGCAAGTTTTCTAGTAGCATCATAAGAAATACCCGACATCTCGAAAGATAATCGGGGAACTGTGATAGCAACCTTCTGGTTGAGATCCGCTTGTTGTTCTAATCTTGCTAAAAATTTCTGTCTAGGACCGTATGCCAACGGTACCTTCATTGTGCTGTATACTGTACCGTCTGATTTCTCTTTTCGGCATTCTATATTATTGAAGAGTGTTCCAAATCCTATGACGCACTTTCTAATAATCTTGTTATAAGTGTAAGTTCCTAACATGTTAAGTCACCAATCCAAATGGGTTGCTTTCGCTGAAGTCAATAATATCGTCACCTAATGATTCAAAGGTTACGCTCTCTGAATATTTAGGGTCAGCAGTTGCCATTTCATTTTTGTTATCCAATACTATGGTTGCTCCTGACGTTGCTCCCATAATCAATTCACCGACAACGAATGAACCTGTAGGAGATTTGAGTTTGACAAATCCCTCTTGAGCGTTCCACTCAACTAACTGTGCAGTGTGTCCAGTAGTTCCACCAGTAACCTGTTCTGGAACTTGGAATGCACCAGTTAATCCTGCTGGTGCAGGAGTAAATGCAATTGTTGCACTTGTATATCCACTACCAGCGTTAGTAATATCTATAAGTTTTACACTCTTATACCCACTACCACCTGATAAAATGTTAATTGCAGTCAATACTCCATTAGTAAATGTAGGCACTAATGTTGCTGCTATACCACCCGCATCAGGTGCAGTTACATTGAGCACTGCCCTGTCCTCATCATAGTTCTCACCACCGTCTACTATGTTGACGGAACGTATCTGTCCATCTTTAACAACGCTTCTTATGACTGCAGACTTAGTAGGAGAACCACCACTGACAGTTATGTTTGCCATGAATGCTTCTGCTGCTGCATCTTGTCCATCACCTGTGATAGTAATAAGAGGAGTCTCGTTGTAACTACTACCATTATCAGTAATAAAGATGTTAGTTAACTCACCACCAGTCAACACTGAGGTTCCAGTTGCTGTTGTACCAGCAGTTGTAAGATAGAAATGTTTGACAGTATAACCGTAATCTACTATCTCCTCGTCATTATCAAATACATCACCTTGCTCGTCACTGTATTCAAATAGTTCTGCCTTGAGTTTATATACGTAACCTTTACCTAACTGATAGAATGGTTCTTCATGCTCTACAAATTTTATCTCAAAGTAATTACTTGTTAATGGTAAGAATATTAGGTCTCCTTCTTGTGGTCTTTCTGGTGCCTGATAATCTTTATCAACTAAAAGGAACTGTGATATAAGGTCAGTAAATCTCTGTTGAGAAACTATCATAGTTATCTCATCAGTTTGTGCTACACCAAACTTTGTAAGTAAATCTCCACCACCTTGGAAACCATCAAAGTTTTCCATGTATGCTTCGATTAGATATGAGTCATTAAACTCACCTATAACTTCCTCATTAAACACACCATCTTTTTCCATTATCTCTCTAGGACAATAGAGTATATCCATACCAAACATTTTGATATATTCTTCTACTAGGTTCTGTTGTAGAAACTGTTCGTTCCTAGTACCGTGTGTGAAATAAGTGGTTCTTGGCATTATCCGATCATGTCTAGTGGTGGTGTCTCATACTGTGTAAGCATTTCGGTTTCTAATTTCTCGACTGCTTCTTTGCCTTCATTATAAATGAACTCTCCGTTCATAGTAATTCCACCTGGCAACTGTGCTCCTTGGAACTTAATTAAGTTTGCACCCCATTGTCTTTTTATCAATGCGGTTACATATCTCTTTAACCAAATGTCATTGTATACATCGGTAAATGAGTTAGGGTCTATTGCACGATAACATTCTAGAACTAGGAAGTCATCTTCGTTTACATCAGTTTTAAAATCTAAGTCAAGATATAATCTGTCACCACGCATCTGATACCTAATTTGTTTTTGTCCTTCCAAGAGATAGTAGATGTCTTCTAATCTCCTGTTGACCATTTCATAAGTAAGAATTTCTGTTTGAGTTAAATCCCAAAGGTCGTTAAGACGCCACTGATAACGTACGTCAAATAAGTTTGTGACATTCTTAGATACGAAATCAAATACCTTAATCACAGTTGTGACGTATGGTGGCATTTTGATAAAATTATTTTGTTCTTTAAATGTGATAGTTTGGTTAGATGATGTTCCGTTTGCAACAGTAGTATCAGTATCTGTTGTCATATCATCTAGCATCAACTGAGTATACTTAACTTTTAGATGGGTTCTAATGTATCCATCCATATGTCTTTCATTATAAAATTGAACAGCATCATCTACCAGATCACTTATCTGATCATCTTCAATGTTTATTTCTAGGACAGGTGCACCGTTTTGACGTAATGCGTAATCTATAAGTCCCTGTCTGCTTGATGGAATTGCCATGTTAGGTAGGGTTGATGTTAAATCTTATTCTTACATAATATGTAGTGTTAGCACTTAGGTTAACAGCACCAGGCAAAGTATAAGATAATAGGTTTGTTGAGTTACCAAGAGATTGGTGAACAATAGTTGCAAAGGTATTGGTAGGTGAGAACTGCCAATCACTAGATGAGTGAGTGTATCCAGTCTTCATTGCAATAGCATTTACATTGATGGTTGGATTAAATGCTGGTGTAATTGTTTGTATGTCTGGTTGGTCAACTAGAGGTGTAGTAAAGTTGACTGCAGATGAGAATGCACTTTCCAATCCAGCGTTATCTCTAAACTTGACCTGTACAGAATATGCAGTATCAAAATCTAGTGTGCCACTAGGGACTGTTAGTGATGTTAAGTTACCAGTATCACCATTAGTAAATGTGTCTGCAGTATTGAATACTGTGACGTTATCACTAACTCTTCTTATTCTCCAGAAACTAGAGAAGTGTACAGAACCAGAATACTCAACAACATATGCTGCTGTGTTTATAACTGGTTGTCTGGAGAATGTTTTGCTTGTATCACTGTCTATAACTGGTGTTATAGATGCTGGTGCAGATACAAACTCTGACTCATTAACTGTCAGTGTTGCTGCATTAGATGTAACTGTTGTAGCATTTGGATTTGTTAGAACACATCTGAATTGCTCAGATGGAGTTGTTGGATAAACTGTAGCAGGAGTTGTATATGATGCTGAGTTTGCACCATTGATATTACTCCAGTTAGCACCACTGTCAACAGACTTCTGCCATTGGTATGTAATTACATCACTTGTTATAGATGCAACAATAGTAAAGGTTGCTTGGTTACCTTCAATAACTCCTTGGTTCTGTGGTTGTGTACCTATTGTAATCACACGTAAGATTGACAATAAAGCAAACGTTGATGTCACACTTGAGGATGCACCTACTAGAGATACCTCACAAACATATCTGTCAGCATTATCTGCAGCAAATGTAAGTGTTGGTGTTGTATAAGAACTACTATTTGCACCCGTAACATCGACGTAATTGTTACCACCATCGTCTGATCTCTTCCACTGGTATGTTGGAGTTCCGCTACTACCAGTAGCACTAACAGAGAATGCTGCAGTACCACCTTCGTTAGCAGTTGCGTTTGCGGGTTGAGATGTTATTGATAATGTCCTTTGTACATTGAGAGTTGCAGCATTTGTTGTTGCGTTTGATGCAGCACCAGTCGCTGCAATAATACAACGATATTGGTCAAGATGATCGTCTGCGTAAGTTGTAGCAGCAGTGGTATATGATGCAGAAGTTGCACCACCAAGTGTGCTCCATACAACATCACCAACTGTGATTGCGTTACCCATATATTGATGTGCTTGGCAAGCATAGTAAAGCGTGGAAGGTGCACTTGCATCTACTGTAATACTTACACGACGTTGTGTAGCGGTAGCAAAACCAGTATCATATGCAGTGTAACTTACATCAACTCCGTCTAGTGTGTAGGTTACGCCTGTTTCATATCGGTCACTACCAGCGTATGCTGTTTCTACAGCACTGAAATATATTGCGTGTGTTGTAACTGATGCATCGTCTTGATTGAATACGTAAGTTGCACCTTTTACAAACTGCAAGTTAGGTGCTTGTGTTACTGTGTCGTAAACACCACCAATAATATAATATCCTTTTCCAGATCCTTGATTGTAGTAAGGATGACTTGCTGTCTTAGCAGCGACAGTTACAGTATAAGTTGTTGGTGTAGTAACATCATGGGCGTTATCTGACTTTTCCCATTGATAAGTTACACTAGGTTCGTGCTGTGATTGTCCTTCAGCACCACCACCTCCACCAGTCGGTGTGTCAAATTGCTCAACATCAAATGATGACGATGCAGCGTTACCACCTACAGGTGCCATTGTCACACCACCGAGTGTAGTAAACGTAGCAGTATTACCTTCAGTAACTGTAGAACCTGTTGGTTGAGTAGATACAATTACCGTTACTGTTTCTACTTGTAATGTAGCAGCATTACTAGGTATAGTTGTTGCACCATTAGCAGCGAGCAAACAACGATATTGGTATTCATCGTATGCTTGAGTTAGTGTAGGCGTTGTATAAGTTGCACTTGTACCACCAGTTCCTTCTGATACATTAGACCATGACGCACCAGCAGTAAGAGATACTTGCCATTGGAATGTAATATCTCCTGCATCATTATCAGATGTATTTGCAGCAACACCAAATGAAACTGTACCACCCACAGCACCTGTAACGTTTGATGGTTGTGAGGTTATACTAATTGTACGTTGTACTAAGTTACGTGCAGAGGAAGTTATCACCTCTGGTGCACCAGCAACATTTAATTTACATCTGTAGAAGTCACCATAGTCATTATCGTATGATGTACTTCCTGTAGTGTATGTTGTGCTTGTTGCTCCTCCAATATCTGCAAAGGTTACGCCATCACCATTTTGTGATATCTGCCATTGGTATGACAGGGTTGCTGCGTCTTTTGTAGAACCAGCACAAGTAAATGCAGCAGCTGCTGGTGCCACGGGTTGTTGATTTGTTGGTTGTGTGTCAACTGTAATAACACGTGTTACTGTTAATGTAGCAGCAGTAGTTGTGCCAGGTGCAATAGCAGTTGCAGAGGTTACCTGACAACGATATTGATAATTGTTTAGTGAGTATTCATCATCTACACTTAATGTGTTTGTGGTAGCACCACTATAGAATCCACCATTAGTTACGTTAGACCAACCTACACCACCGTTGCTTGAGAACTCCCATTGGTATAGTAGGGTAGAACCATCTGAACTAGTTGCAGATACAGGACCGAAGACAGCGTTGATGTTTGCTCCTGCCTCAACAGATGTAGAATTTGGGTTTCCAGTAATTGTAATTAGAACACCAGTTCCTGTTGTAGTAAAACTATATGCTCTAGCATTTTGAGTTACGTTCTCAGTTACTGTAAAATTAAATGTTGTGTCAAGATAATCAGATGTTACTGTGCCTGATAGTTGACCAGTTGCAGTATTGAATGTCAATCCTGATGCACCAATAGCATCTCCACTTAATGTGTATTGTTCAAACGTAGGTTCGTTAGCAAATGTTGTACCAGCAAGACCGAGTTCTACAGTTATGTTTGCTCCATCTGCATATGGACTACCGTTAAGTGCACCTGTGCTAGTTGTCCATGTTACGTTTGTATCGACATAAGGGAAAAATGCACCACGTTTTTTAGTCAGTGTACCACCAGTGCCATTGTAATCAAAGTCTACACCTGAGTCTACTGGATAGTATACGACATTTGTATATTGACCTGTGCCCTGTGCTTCTTGTGTATCGGTCTGGGATCTTAAAGTTGTCGATGTAGATACAACACCATCTATACTTTCATGTGTTTTTGACTCAGGATCTATGAGTGCAAGATAGTTATTAGACCCACCACCTGTAGTTCCAGCAGTAGCATTACTTGTGTTCTGTACAGTAATTGTATTATTGATTGCACTCTCTGCCTGTATTGTCAACCAACCAGACTGTGATAAACCAGATACATCTATACCGCCAACCACTACACCACCACTACCGCCAGGTGCAGTTTGTACAGTTATAGATCCTATCATTCCAGAGTGAACACCACACTGATAGTAATATGTTCCTGCAGTATTAGGTGTCCATGATACTGTTGAGTTACCTGTGGATCCTTGTCCTGATGCAGAAGGAGTGCTTACGTTAGCACCATTGCTAGACACTCTGATATAAAACGGGTGTATACCAGATACGTTTGATAAATTAAAGTTTATTGTATCACCGACATAAACAGTCACGCCTACATCATTACCACTAACAGCACCATTTCTATCAGTTCCGTTAAGAGTGTAGTATCCTGATGATGGTGCAGTTGTTGTTATATTAAATGTTGTTGGTGTAGAACCTCCTGCACCAGCAGTAGATCCTGTTGTTCTTAACTGACATTTCTTACCTACATTTCCTAGGAAATGAGAAGCATCAGCAGGGTTAAATTTTACAATTAAGAAATTAGAACCAGCAGCAGTCTCATATGGATTGTCTATTAGTTTTCTATCTTCAATACTATTTGTTGGGTAGAATGTGCTACCACCTTTTCTGATATCTCCTACATCGTTTGGAGTTCTACAGAAAGTTTTAAATGTGCCTGTAAGATTATTTGTTGTTAACGTGTAACCATTTGCACCACACCATGCAAGAGCAACACCAGCAACTAAAGGTGCAGCGAAGGATGTACCACCTATAGTTGTATAGTTTGATGCACTAGTTGTAGGAGTGTTAGCAGTCCAATCGTATGCAGGAACTAGGATCCTTGCACCTGGTGCAGTAGTTGTTGTACCAGCACCATAGTTTGAGAAGTCCGCCCATCTATCGTTATATTCTGTAGCACCGACTGATACCTTGTTCTGGTTTGCGTCAACTGTGTTGATACCACCATTAGTATTATCTGCATAACCAGCAGTTCTTGTACCAGAAATACATTTACCTTGTATAGGACCTGCGAAAGCATCACTACTGTTCTTAAATCCATTACCAGCAGAGCGAACAATAATGATATTATATGTGCTTGCAATCGTTCCTTCGATGTCGTCTAGTATCTCTTCGTCAGTTCCTGAGTCACTACCAGCATCATTTAGTTCAATGTATGGATAGTTTGCATTAGGAATCGTAGGTCCGAATGATGCATTGATGACAGCAGGCCGAGTGTTTCCTTTGTAATTTCCGTTTCCACTGTCGTTATGGTCTATAACTGCCTGATATGCTGCCAGTATATTAGTATAAGATGCACTTAAGTTACTATCAAATGCCTTTAATGCATATATCTTTGCTCTTCTAGCAATACCCGCCCCTCTACCAGCCGCGAGAATTGCACAGTGTGTTCCATGTCCATTGTCATCTTCGTTGTTAGAACCATGTGCACCAGCATAGTGACCGAGTTGATAAACCCTATAGTTCTGTTGTTCTGTAGTACCGTTTAGGTCAGAGACATATGAAGGATCATATAACTCAGAGTGAAGAGCAGCGTTGTTACCAGTCGGCCTAGAAGCACCACGAACACCAGTATCAATCACATATAAGTCTGCTGCGTTACCATCTTGGTTGTAACTAAATTGTCTGTTAAGGTATTGTCTGTCTTGTTTTGTAATTCTGTCTAGATGCCAGTAGTCATGTACGTTTATGGTACCAAATCTATTTGCATGTAGATTGTCATAGCGTCCCATACCACTGTGATTGATGCAATAGTAGTAGAGGATAGATGGTGTGCTAGAGCTGATTGTTATTGCTACGGAAGCTCCTGCTTGTCCTGCAGTTCCTGTAACTACAACACCATTGCTATACGTAGTTCCACCAGTAGTCCAAGGTCCGTCAGGAGTCTCAGAGAACCTCATACCATGAGTAGCATTAGAAGAGTCACTCTGGTCAAAGGTGTATGTTGCACCCTGTAAGAAACCTGTCTGGTTTGCAAATTGTGAATATACTCCGTTCTGTGTCTGTGAAAAAAGATATAGATTGTTTCCGTTAATGTTCTGAACTTTTACATATATTGTACCTGATCCAGCACCTGTAAGTTGTCTAGTGTTGCCAACTGTGTTAGTCTCTCCAGTTTCATTCAACACTGCTGTACCACTAGTCTCAGCTGTCAACTGTGACTCGTAGACAGGGTTAAGTTGAAATGCATTAGCATCCCATGTCGCCTTCTTAACTACGTTCAATGCACGTAGTTGGTCTATTATTACACTGGTATATCTCTCAGGACAATCAAATGTTATGATTGAGAAAGTTCTAAATGATTCTACAAAGGTAAGGTAACCATACAATTTCAAGATTGCTGCAGCAGCAGAATCCAAACTATAGTTATCGCTGACCCTTACTACTACCCTCTTCATTCTGCTGGTACAATAAGTCCTTCAGATATATTTATGCACTACTGTCGTTCGCCTTTGCTAATAGTTTCTTAACCTCTTCTTCATTAGGAGGTGTAAACATCCTTTCAACTGGTTTGCAGAATTTTATATCATGCTTCTCATCAAACTCAAACTTGGTTCTGAGATGTGTTTTATCTCTCTCTACTATTAAATGATAATACTTTCCATAGACATTCTCAGAGAATCCTATAGAGATAATCTCTCTACCATTATAGGATTCTCCTACTTTGTATGGACAAGTTTCCATTGTGCCATCGAATAGTACGTGAAATTTCCTAGAGTTTACGTGCTCTAGTTTTCTCGCATCACTCGACGGGAACGACTTCCTTAGTGGACTCATCTTCTTTTAATGTCATTTGTAGTGCTTCGACTGCACCTTCTAGTCTTAGAACTTGCTCTTTACGAGTTGCAAGTTGCTTTTCAAGTTCAACGATTGTTGCTTTTTGCTCTTTCAGTTGATTGGTGAAATCTTTCACCATTGTTTCAGCGTCCATGCTTTAAAATGATAAGTGTACTATTTAGGATAAGAATGCATTGAATGTCAGGCGGTTTGTCTCCCAACCTTCTTGTTTAAAGAAAGGCGAATGCCATAACCTACCTTCATAAATCAATAGACTATTGAACTCATGTGGTTCGGTATGATACCTTTCCCAATGCTTTGTTTTATACTTAGAGGGGTCGAAGTTGACCATGGCATTTGTTTTACTGACAATTCTATCGACTCTATAGTTTTTATCAGAGGATATAAACTCCTCATCATACTCAGCATGTCTCCAGAATGCAGTGCCATTTTCAGCATCCTCCATCTCTTCGTCATAATTTAATGATAACACTGCAGCGTAGTGAGTGTCATCTGTATGTGGTGTAAGACTACACATTCTACAGTTCTCATGCACCTGATACATTTGGAATGTAAAGTGAGAGTCCTGTGGATTCTTCATACATTGTTTACTACACTCAAAGTAGTTAGATAATAAAAATCTAAACTGAGGTAGTAATTGGTTTGCCACATGACCTAGTTTGGACACGTAGCCAGGCAAATTAGAAAACTCACCGTTTACAGTAGACACATAGTCTGCCGATTGAGCATATGCTCTAACCTCCTCTGGGTTAACAAAGAAATTTTTTACTTTGATAACTCTGTTTTTCGCTTTGCCTATATGCAGTTGTTCGACCTCCCAATCTTTCGGATGGAGAGATTCTAATATTTGAGGATTAATAAGTTTCATACTGTGATGCGTCTCGGTTTGTACCGAAGTAGTTATTGACAAGTGTATCTTTTCTGAGGACTAGAACATGAATTCCATTCCACCAGTGGTTAGGATTTTCTATGATACCGCTGAGTATCTTTCTTTCAAAAAATACTTCTAATTGGTTCTCACTAACAAAGTCCATAGTTGCTTCTACAACACCATCAAAGTTAGCGTCGTCTACTACTAAAATAAACTGATCATCTAAAAAGGGTAATAGATGATTGAGGGAGCTTAACTGTTCCATCATATCATGACTTGCATCATAAAACAATATGTTCGGTTTGCTACCTTCAAAGTCCTCATCTGTCAACTCTTCAATAGATGACTTGAGGAATACAGCATTTCCATTTTCATACTTCTCCCAGTTGCTTACTAGTGTGTCGTATGGATTGCATGGTGTCCATTGTATGTGGTCAGTCAAAGGTTTGACATTTGCTTCTGAGAAGTCATCAACACCAAAACATTTGACATTGTTATTCATGGTAGCAGCAAAGAATGTACTACCAACATGGGTGCCTACCTCTAGGTATACAGCATCCTCATAAGAGCATAGACTATTTAAGAAATGTCTAATGCGGTCTGACGATAAACCTTGAGGTGTAAAACCGTCAGGATTAAAGTTAGACTGTTTTGTCATACCATCATCTATTGCCTTGATTGTTCTTCTAACAAACTCATCCATCTCTGTATTTCTTTCCTGTTTCTTAAGATGTGTGTCTACTACAATCTCACAGTAATTACAGTCCCAACAGTCAAACTTACAGTTCTTTATTTTGTTTCTCCAAACATCTATTGGTCTATCTTTTATCGCTAGGTCATCTAGGTATTTGTTAAACTCAGGATACATCACCTCTATCTTCTCATTACCCCATGCAGATATTATATCCATGGACTCTTTGAGTTTCATCGCATTTTCTCTACCATGCATTTTAAATACATCAATACCAAGGTCTAAAAACTCATTCCAATCAGACTTCCATGGTGGTAGATTTGCTGCTTTTAATGCATGTGCATTGTCTTCGATATCCCATTTTGCACAAGAGTTTGTACTAATGGGATCCATAAAATATTGAGGTGAGTCCTCGTTCCTAGTGCTGTTAAAATGATAGTGTTCATCCATCATAGGACATCCACCCCAACAACCTTCGTTTGTTAGAATTGATATCTCTACTGGTTTACCAATGGATGCACAAAAATCTTTTGCTTTCTTTACTCTTATTAGTGCGTCACGGTCTCTCATCAAATCTCTATCTAGATTGATGTAATGAAAACCTACCTCAGCAAGAGCAACTATCTCATTTGCTCTACTGACATTTCTAAGTATTGTATTCTTTATTTTTAGTTCTGGAAATTCTCTATGCAAAATACCAGTAGATACCCAACTAGTATGTGGTATCGTTACTGTCTTGACTCCTGCTTCATATAACTGACGAAAGTTTCTTACAAATAAATCTAAATTTTCTAAGTCTGGTCTAACGTATATGTTGTTAAAAGTTGCTGATAATGGTATTCCTGTTTCTTGAAAAATATGGTAAGCATTATAAAAAAGTTGAACTGGGTCACCTTTAAAAACATCACCCATTGCATCTTGTGCAAATGGTGGCATCCTGCATGTGAAATACAGATCAACTATGTATTCTTTATGTTGCTTCAACCAAGGAATGAAGACATCCTCAGCGTACCGTGAATCAATCTTTGGATTTATTGGGAGACTGAAGACGGACTTTCTTTTTGGGGATGTCATGTTTTAGTTCAGTAATTAGAGGTGTCTTTGGAACCTCTGGTGGTTCTGCAGAACCTATTTGTGGAGGAGGTGTATCCTCTGGTAATGATGTAATTTCAGAACCATTTATCTGCGGTGGTTTAAACTCACCACCGTTTATGATATGACCTATGGTTCCACCCATTTGTTTTTGCATGGACGCAACTCCTGCTGCAATTATAGAGGAGTGAGATACAGCACCAGACAATACTTGTATCTGGTCTTCAGTAGGTAGATTCATAATAGAATCCATGTTACCCGTACCAACATGTCCAAAAGAAATCATGTCGCATGCTGCCTGTTTTGCCATACGACTAATCCAATATTTCTTATCTTCTTCCTCATTGGTATTAAGATAATACTCTATTCCTTTTGATTTGTCTACCATCTCATCTAACTGCGATGTGAAGTTCTCAATCTCACGTTTGCAGATGACTACCTTTTGCTCCCATATACTTCTATCATAGAGAGCTTTGTTAATCTCAATCTCTATTGCTTCCTTGTCTAAAGGATCTTGAGCAAGTTTTAATTGTCGATTTAATTTTTTTAAATCTATAGCATTCTTGTCAAGACGATACTGCAACTCCACTCTAGTGTTATCTCTAGACTGTAGTTCTAGTAGTGCCTGTTGAATTTTTTTAAATGGTGTAATCTGTGTACCAACCACAAAGTTTTGGTTCTGGTACTTAGTCTGTCCACCTTCTAGTTTATATGAATGTTCTATCCAAGTCTTTTCAGAATCCGAAAGTTCCATAAGCTAGTTCTCCATCAAGTCGCTGTTCATTTTCATCGATGCGACCCAACTTCTGTCCCTGCTTAATTGGCATACCCACATTCAAGTAATCTTCATACAGAATGTTCATATCCCACATATTGTCACAGTTCCTAAACTGGGAACGTATCGCATGATATTTGCCTAATAAAGAGGCATAATCTATAAGGTATTTATCATGATTTTTGAGGACTCTTTTTACGAGTTCTCCCTTTGGCATTCCTCTTGTGACTGCCAATATATCTATAAACGGTGTTTTAGCGTTCTCATCATTTTTAAATTTCCTTGCTTCCTCAAGTTGATACACCCAACTCTCAGACTCTATGTCACAACAATTTTTAAAGTTCTTGAAACGTAGTTCAAACTCATGTTCTATAACCAAGATTGCTTGAAGTTTCATATACTCCAAAGCATAATTGATATACTTTTGTGGAGTCTTTTTCTTTTTCTTGACATGGGTAAACTCACCCTTGTCATTCATCTCTTTCACATAGTCTTTGTAGTGTGTTCTAATCTCACCTTGAAATTTTACACCTACAGAATAAACTTTCTCATCTAATTCAATGTATCTCTTGAAACAAGATTTGACTGTCTCAAAGACAAGTTTGTTCATCTTGACAGTAGATACGTTATGGAAATTATATAAGACCTTGTATGTTGTAGAGTGTGGTCTGAGGTCAGCGGTTCTCAATACATCCTCATGTATTAGCATGTGGATAAAACCTTCTTTGACTAACTCCTTATCTTTTATAAACTTTCTAGTTTCTAATTCTAGTGGATGTTGTGGTGAATATTTCGGACGTAAAAATTCCTCATCCTCAATCATGTGGGATGGTATGTGTTTCTTCCACGCTGTATCTTCCTTTACAGGTTTCAGAGTTCCTTTAGATATAAATTTATTCTCCATCTACTTTCTTCTTTAATTCATCAAATTCTTTTCTCAAATCCTCATGTTGTTTTTTGAGAATTAAGAATGCTTTGTGACTTGCATAGTCTGGTTGATTGAAGTACATCAACGCATCACTACCTGTTTTAACTGATCCTGCCATTACTGATACCTCGTTCCTGTTACTGAGAATGCTCCAGTGACACATGCACCAGAAGACTGACCTTGATGACCTTTAGGTTCTGCTTTAAAACCTAGTACAATATCTCCGTCAGTAGCATGGAATCTCTTCCATGTTCTATTGTTTTGGTATCCACCACCACCTCCTGCGTAGTTACCCATACAGTAACCCCAGTCTTGACCCATACACATGTTCTCTTCACCAGAAGATATATCTAACTGGTTAAATGCACCACCGATAGAAGTAGATGTAAGATCATTAAACTTCAACCAAGGAAGTGTTACGTTGTTTCCATTACCATGGTAGCAGAATCCCCATTTGGTTGACAAGTCTTTCTTCCAACCATCTCCACCCCAACCAGATAAACTGTAGGATGATACAGACTCATTACTGAACTGTACGTATCTTGCGTTACCAGTATCACCATATAAGTGACATCTAGTCTCACCCTCGGATCCAGTAGCATTACCATTACCAAAACCATTACCTAGTCTAGTAGACATTTCAGTAACAAAGTTCAATCTCTGTATGCTGCCAGGACCTCCACCCGCTGTGTAACCTCTTTGTGTCACCTGACCAGAAGCACAACCAGGATCATCTGTACTATCCCAACTGTCTATAGATGCACCAATACTATCAGGTGTAGAGTTATATGCATCACCATGACCATAGGTTCCGTTAGGACCGAAGGATCTATTGGTTCCAGTGTGTAGGTTTACACTACTGACTGCCTGACCAGAACCACCGTAGGAGTTCTGTGTACCATAGACATAACCATTGAAGTCACCGAAGTTTCCATCAACATATGATGCTGCTCTATCTAACTGGTCTCCACGACAAATAGTAACGTCTGTTGCGTGATATATTTGATTAACTGTTCTCCATGGATTAGATCCTCTGTATCCACCAATCAGAAATCCATGTGTAAAAATACTGCGATATAAAAATGATGAACCAACTGTTATGTTATACAAGTTTCCTTGATAGTCATACCATTGTCCTGTGCCACTGTAAGGTAGATAGTTTGCAGAAGAGACTGACGGGTTCTGTGCGTTAACACCACCTGTGTCTGTGTTGTAAGGACCGAAGTTGTTATTACCGTAACTTCCTTGAAATGCTGCCTGACCAGATTCTGCTGCAACTGCAGTTCCCCAAAATGCATTCTTACCATCAGACATCAATATACCACCCGCAGTCACAGGACTTTGTGATGGTAGTGTCTCAAATAAAACACCGTTCTGTAGTAAGTTACCAGTAAAATTTATATTTCCAGTAACGTCAATATTCTTTGGAATATCAACTGTACTACCCGAAGAAGTTAGTGTGTTTACCTGTGAGGTAGCTGCATTTATCTGTGACATAGTTTAATCGGGATACTTGTCTTTAATTTCTTTTATTGCCTTATACCAAGAACCATCTTTGCCAGGCATTAGTCCAGCATCGATGTCTTTCCAAATCATACTAAGTTGTTGCTCCATAGTAGGATACGTGTGAAATCTATTTTCCTCTGGTGTAGGTTCAGCATAAACCTTTGCTATTATTTTTCCTGTTGTAGGTTCATACTCAAATTCAGAGGGTTGTTTTTCTGAGATGTCTTCATCAGGTATATCCTTCCAAAAGAAATCCTCATGCACATCAAAGCAATCGTCTTCAGTTGCTACAAACTGGCAAACGTTACTATTATTTTTGTTGATTAATGCGTAACTCATGATTTTTTAAGTGTAGTTGAATACGATAACAGCACCAGCACCACCATTACCATTGTTGTGTGCATAACTGTTCTGTGAGTAATGTCCATAAGCACCACCAGAACCCCATTGTCCATGAGTGTTCTCAGCGTTAGTACTGCTGTTATGGTGGTTTGATCCTGCTTTATGCCAGAATGACATTCCACCAGCACCTTCTCTTGATGAACCGTGTGACATTTCTCCACCACCGCCAGGTATGTTTATATCACCACCAGAGGCGTTTCCACCATGTCCACCCTCGTATGGGTTGTCGGTGTAACCACCGTCACCACCAGTAGCAGTCACATAAGAACCAAAGGATGATGTACCTCCTCCAGAACCTCTACCACCGTTACGAGCATATCCTCCTCCACCACCATAGGTGTAGTTTACAGAACTAACGTTTGATACATCAATGTATCTGATTGCAGTAGCACCGCCACCACCACCAGCACCACGATAGGTGTTGTCGTTAACTCTTGCTCCTCCACCACCACCTGTACAATATACTAGGACGTGGTTGCAACCAGCTGGTTTACTCCATACTCCAGATCCACCAGAAGTTGACTTACTATTCCAAGTACCGTTTTGGGATGTGTAAGTATTGATGCTCAATAAAGCACCGCTTACAGTAAAGTTCTGATATGAACTACCGTTCCAAATCTTAAATGAACCGCTAGATACGTCAATAACATTTGCACCAGCCGTACTTTGGATTTGGTCTACTCTTAAAATTCCTGCCATGATTAGTTAATTAGACTATGCTCCAGTATCCACCACTGTTTATGGTTACAGTTACACCGTTATTTATAGTAACAGGACCTGAACTTAAACAGTTGTCCCCACTATTTACAGAAATGTTTTCTGCGACGGAGTTTCTATTTCGTTTGAATACTCCATAACGGTCAATCCACTGCTTGTCACCATCAGCACGAAGAACAACATTACGCTGTCCGCTAGATAAACCTTCAGAAGATGTATTAATATTTATTCCGTTAGATCCTCTAACCTCTAATCTGTAAGATGACTGTGTTTGGTCACTACCAGAATACAATGTCCAGTAACCACCATCACCATTGATAGAACCCTGTCCAGTATCATTGTTAGAACGGAAGTAGAAGTCGTCACCTGTTCTTAAGTAAGTATGAGAGTTGTTAGAGAAGTAGAATCTTTCCTGACCACCAGCATCACTAATCCATTGGTTAACACTACCACCTAAGTATGGAAGATTAAGTGCACTGTAACCATCAAGTAAGTCTGCGTTAAGGTTAGGACATACAGTTGTAGAACTAACAGCGATTGGTGCAGTACCTTGTGCAACTGTTGACCTTATAGTATTTGTTGAACGAATGTCGCCTTTAACATCAAGTTTGTAAGATGGTGTACCGCTACCAAAGTTACCAACACCCACGTTACCACTTCTTGAGATTCTCATTGACTCGAAGAAGTCTCCAGAACCATCGGTTCCTTGTGTGAAGAATGTCAAACCTAGGTAATCACTATCAGTGTTCTCTGCAATACCTGATATCATCGCACGTCTGCGACCTCCAGTTCTCCATACGATAGAACCTAGAGTATGACCCACAGTAAATGCTGTGTCAACTTGAATCAACATTGATTCTCCACCAGTTACTGTCTGTGATGCTGAACCATCACCGTCACCAGTGTTACCACCCTCATCTACGTGGAAACGTGCTAGAGGATTAGTCTCGCCAATTCCTAAGCGACCACCACGGAAAGTAATATTATTATATGATAAGTATGTGCCATTCCAACCAAAGGCGTTGCTATCGTTACCAAAACGGATGTAACCTTGATTGCTGTCTTGTCTACCCTTAATTGATAACTGGTTAGTGGTTGCCTTACCTATGTTAATACCATTACCATCAGCTAACTGTAAGATAGATGTACCAGTGTTAGAGAATATACCTTGGTCGGCATATAAATCGTTGACTGTTAAATGACCTGATGAATCTCTACGAGCAAGAGTGTTTGATGATGCAGATGTTGACTGTGTATAACCATCAACATAGTGAGCGTCTAACTGTGATGATGCTCCATCGTTTCCTGCATGCCAGATTGTGTTACCATTTGCTGTTAAATCTCCAGCGTTAAATCTTAATGTACCATTACCGTTAGAACCATTACCACCAGAGACGATCATTTGAACGTCATAGTCTGGTGCTTGACCAGATGATCTAAAGTCTAATGTTGGTGTAGTAGATACTGCTGCCTTACCAATCTGTAATTTAGCACCAGATGCATTGTCACGTAATCCAATGATAGTAGAGGAACCACTTGATATTGGGTTAGATGATGTTACTGTCCATTTTGTGCCAGGATTAGGTCCGAAGACTCTAATGTTTGCGTTAGTGTTATTACCAACAAATGATATTGTTCCAGTAACAAGTGAATATATTTCACCAGTTGTATGTGTTTTTTCTTGAACACCATTAGAACTATCAACCACGATAGAACCAATGTTATTTGTTGCACCATCATTTGAGTAGATAGTGTAGGTTCCACCATTATTGATGTTACCACCAACACCACTATTACAATGGAAGTCTGGAATGTATAGTGTAAATTTATTACCTGTGTCATTAACAAAGAAGTTCTCAAAGACCATCTTGTCTTGACCAAGAACTTCTGGTAAGAACATATCACCAATCTTGTGATCAAGTCCTGCACGTGTGTCACCAATGTTATAACCAGAACCATACCATAGTCCTTGCTTACCGTCTAACTTGTCAGCGTCTAATCCACTGCCAACACCGTCATTTCCTTCTGACCAAATCTTGAACCAGTTAGAGTAGACTGCATTGATTCCATTATTACCTCTGATGTATAGGTTGTTATTATCTGTAAATCCTAATTGAGTTGATGCAGTTCCAGTAGACTGTCTTCTGTATGTGAGAATACCATGTGTTGTACCACCATCATTAAGACCAGTTGCAGCGTTATTTCTAAGTGCTGCAGCAACACCATTTGCTGCCTGAGCAGGAGATGGGTTTGATGTGAGTGATGCAGTCTCGTTAAATATTCTGTTTGCAGTATCAGCAGTACCAGATATAGAGATGTTGTATGTTATGTTTGCAAGTCTTGCAGGATCTAATGTACCGAAGATAATGTTGTTTGCAGTCTGATAGAATGAACCATCGTTACCATCTAATTTGTCAGCGTTAAGTTCAGATCCTGCACCTTGGTCAATAGAAACCTGACCATTGTTATCAACAAGGAATCCACCTTGATCTTGGTTTGCAACCGCTTGGTTAGCAACGTCCTTTCTAAATCTGAATACACCGTAGTTACCATATACTGAGGAACTCGCAGTTAGAGAGTCACCTTTTCTTATGTCAACTTCAATGTTACCAAATGCTCTGTTAATAGTTCCCTTAGTAGCATTCAATACTGCACTGTTACCACCACCAAGTTCACTTGGTATTACAACTGAGAAGTCTCCAGTGTATCCTGTACCAGAGTCAGTAACCTGTGCACTAATAATAGCACCACTTGATACAACGTATGTTGCTCGTGCAACATCATCACTTGTAACAGAGACGTTACCGCCTTCCATTGGTAAGTTCTGATAAGTTCCATCTGTATATCCAGAACCACCATTTGCAATAGTGATTGTGTCAACGTAAGAACTATCAGTAATAGAACCACCAATTAGTATGGCGTCAGATGTTGTAGGTCTAATTGATTGTAATGCATACTCCCATGAAGAATCACCACGTAAGAAACTAAATGAGTTTGCAGTTCCTTTACTTGCTAATCTTTCTGGGTCAATAGTACCAGCAACAATATTTGATGCATCAATGTTAGTTGATGTTAACTGTGTCCAGTTTGCAGCGTTAGATGCTGATGTATTGATTGTTCTAGTAAGGTCAACAATTCTCTTCCTTGCAAAGTTACCAGACGTGGTAGCAGCAGTAGGAGAAGTAATAGAATATTGATTTGAGTTTAATAATGTTATAGCGTAGAAACCATCAGGTGCAGTTCCTGTTGTGAAATCAAAGAACTGTAGAGAACCGTTAGATAAACCATGTGAACTCTCAGTGAATGTAATCGTTGTGCTTCCACTCTGTGAGTAAGTTCCAGTTGCTAAGTTCGCTAGTGCTTGGTCAACAATAAAGTCAGATGCTTCAAACTTGATATTGTTAGCAATGTTGATTGCAACTCTACCTTCTATCTGTGCAGCAATAACTGCATTATTAGATGAACCACTAGGTGATGTTAATACCTGTACTGTTGGTTGTGAGTAGTAACCTTTACCAAGGTTTGTAATCTCAACTCTAGTTACAACACCACTGGTTACTTTTGCTGTAGCAGCAGCTTGAACTCCATTACTTGTGTCGTCAGGTGCAGATATTGTAAGGTTAAAGTCTCCAGAATATCCAGAACCACCACTACTGATAACGTAGTTAAATACAGCACCATCATTGTATGATTGTACAGTACCACGTGCAGTTGTAGAACTACCAACAACGATATCACCATTACTAAATTGGAATGCACTGTTAGGTGCAAATGCTAAGAACTGACTCTCTAAGTCATTCTCTAAGATGTAAGAGATAGCAACACCAGCGGTTACAAATTGATGAGTACCAGAACCTTGACTTGATAATGTTATCGCAGCACCAGAGTTAGCATTTGATGTTGTTGCAGCAAGTTTGATTGTGTTATCATCAATCTTGATAACGTAGTAAACGTTATTTGTTGCAAGACCACCGATTGAGGATGAACCCTCTGTGTATGTCAACTGGTCTCCAGTTGATGTACCGTGTCCAGTAATTGTAATTGTGTCCGCACCAGTATTGACTGATGAAGATGCTACAGAGAATGTAGTAGCAGATGTTTGTATTGCAATATCACCAGCGTTTGCGTCTTCAATCGCAAGTCTTTCTGCCTGTGATGCAACAGATGTAATATTAAATGGACGTAAGGCAGGAATCTGGTCAATGTTAATCTTACCGTTTGATGTCAACTGAACCAGTGCAGATGGAACTGCGTTTGTTGAGAATGGTTGGTTGAGGTAAGGTCCTAAGTTGTTAGAGATATAATCTTTAACAGATGCCTGTGTAGGTAGTAAGGAGTCAGATGCGAATGTACCACCAAGTGTATCAGCAGCAGAGAATCCTGTAATTGTAATGTCACCACCAACAATCTTGATAGATGTAAGTTCTGAGATTGCAACTGTACCAACGAAACTAATAGCACCAGTTCTGTTGAAGATAGTAACAAAATTACCAACCTTGAAGTCACCAAATTCGTTCGTACCAGATGTATAAACCTGACCGAATTGTTCTTCTGCTGCTTCAAATGCACTTCCTAATCCAACACCACCGTTCTGAGGTAATGCAGCATATGTGTTACCAGAACCAGCGTATTCCCAAGTGTGTGATGATGAGTTACATACAGATGGTCTATGGAATTTAATACCTAAACTTACTAGATTTGATAGTGCTAAACTTCCAGCAACAAATCCAGAATCGTTAGATGACTGATACCTATTACCATTACTGATATTGGTAAAGTCCATTGACCTGTTGGTCTTAATCTTAGCAACAATCTGTGTGCCAGGTGAACCAGAAACCAATTCTGTTTCTAGAATTATATGCTCTACAGCAAGGTCAGATGACCTATGACCATCAATCTTGATGATGTAATCTTCAATAGGTATGTTTGTTAATGATGTACCAGATACTTGGATAACTTGTCTACCTGTTGGTGTACCATTTCCATCGACGTCTTCTGTAATAGAATCAATAACACCGACGTCAAATGTGTATGCTTCTGCTCTAAATCCTGTAGCACGTAGTGAGAAAGTACCAAAGTTAGATGCAGAGTTTGTAACAGATGCATAACCACCAGACTGTACTAAGATACCATCTTGACAGAAGATAGCAAACACAGAAACCAACTGTGTGTAACCATCATTACTGATGTTGTACGCAGTACCACCAAAACATATAATGGTGAATGCGTTTGCAACCATTGACTTACCTTGTGGGTCAAACTGTGCAACAGTAGCACCCTGTGAGTTTTGTTTTAAACCAGCTCTAGGTACGTTTGGTGTAGCAACCTTAGCACCATCAATCTCACAACCAGAACCACCAAGGAATGATATAAGTGAAGAGTTCTGAATGTATGGAGATGCTTCAATGATTGGAAGGTCTAAGTGTACATTTCCTAATGGGAACGAATATGATGATTGATCCTGTTCAGTAATTACTGGGTCAGGATTTGTAATTGCACCACTGTATGCTGTAGCACTTGATAATACGTTATCTAATATACCCCAGTTTGTAGTCAATGCAGATACAACATTAGCACACTCAGGTGCAGATGAATCTACAGTAATAGAACCATTGGATGTAATTGGTATTTGTGAGAACTGACCAGTCTCTAAATTATTTCTTATTGCGTCTATTGATAGTTCTTTTGCTGCAGCGAACATTGCACGACTATACTGTACCTCGTTGTCTAGGTATTGTATTGCACCACTAGAGATATAGAGGTTTGCTGCCTCAACAATTGCTGAGTTTCCACCGTAACGTAAGTCGAACTGGAACGCACGACAAATCTTCATTACGTCATCAATACACTGTTGGTCGCCAGGTGCAGCAGTTCGTGTAACAGATGATACACTACCAGCAGTAGAACCGCTTCCTAACGCTGTTGTAACGGTGTTGAAGAAGGTTGTAATTGATGATACGACATTTGCACAAGAAGGTGCTGTTGCAACCGTTCTAGTAGCATGTGACATATTGTCGTTAGCAATAGCAGTATCAAGGATTGTGAAGAATCCATCTACTAAATTTTGCTCTACAGTTGTTCCTTTATTGTTGTTGTCAGTTACCTGTGTAAATCCGTGATTACCCTCTATGGTAATTGTCTCACTAGCAGCTGCTTGTTTAGCAATTGCTTTTGCTATTGCAAATACTGCACGTGATTCTGTTTCTTCTCCATCAAGGTGTGTAGAGTTTGTATACAACTGTGCTGCATCATATACTTGCTCATTTCCACCATGTGCTAAGTTGTAAACTACAGTACGTACAAAATCACTAACGTCATCTATACAGTTTTGATTTCCACCAGGCACATTGTGTGATGGGTTATCTATGTTGTAACGTTGAACTGACTCAAATGCAATCAAGTCTAAGTTCTTAAGAATTAGAGTTGCAGCATAACCAGATACAGTTTGTGCAGGAGTATCTAATGTAAGAGTATGATAGTATTGTAATTTTGTTGAGTTACCATAACGATGTATTGGTAGATTTCTTGATGCTAAGATACATGCATCTTTTGCATTGTTGAATACTTCTACATAACGGTCTCTTGTTAGTGAGAAACCAGGATCAATATAGAATTTTGCTTGGTCATAGACTCTATCGTTTCCACCCCACTTTAAGTTGTGTGCAAGTGCTTTCTGTATGAAGTCTCTAACATCATCGTAGCATGCTGTACTACCTGTAGGAATAGTGTAACCACTATTAGCAGCAAGCATTTTATTGACTGCATAATCTGCAATCATATCTGCGTTACCAAATAGTAACTCTGCAGCATCAGCATACTTGTTATCTACTGGTATGCTGTTTGGAGTTCTAAATGGTTTCTGTAAATCTGTAAATGTACCAACAGTTCCTGTCTGACCATTAGCAGTATTGTTTGCTAGGTCTACAACAAATTTTCTGTCGTCAATAATGTCCTTAAGACCATGAGTACCATTGACCACTGCGTTACCAGAGTTAGCAATAGTAATTTCTGTGATTGCTTTCTTAACTGAGTTAGCACCAGCACTTACAAAATAATGTGTTGAAGTGTCAGATGATACACCAACGTTAACTTCAAATGTATTAGTTTGTTTGTTTGATATCTTTAACCACTTGTCAAATGCAGGGTCACTACCTCTAGGATATGGATGTTTAGTTGCACGAGAGTCGGTGTCACATTCAAATACAAACGCACCAGCATCAAACTTAACTAAGTCTCCGTTTTGGAAACCATGGTTTGCTATGGTTACTTCAAATACACCAGTGCCAGGTGTGTATGTTGCACCAGTAGGTGTATGCTGACTAAAGTTTGGATATAAGTTATGTCCTCTCTGTACAATAATTGTACAATCATCGCCTGATACAGACCATGATGTCATCTTCTTCGCAATAGTATCTGCTGCTACTCCGAAATTTGTTCCACCAATAGTAAGTGCATTAGTACGAGTAGCGGATGATTCATAATAATATTTGACATATGCTACTGCCTCCTGTGCAATAAATTCTTGGTTTATCTTGATTGCCTCAGCACCATCTAAGAATCTATCACTCTGATTAATAGCAGTAAATCCATAAGGAGAGTTCCTCAAGGATGCTAGTACATAGTTAGAAGATGATACAACTGTTTGGTCACCAGTTGGGTTGATAGAAGCACCAACCTGTGATATGTTTCCACGAATAACAAATTGTAGTGAGAAACCATCAGCACGTTCAATACGATGTGTGATGTATTTTCTACCATTGAGGTCTTCAAGGTTGTCTAAGATACTAACGCCAGAACCAGAACCAGTTGTTACATCGCTAGCAGTATCAATATTTGCTTGCTTTAGAACAAAGGTTACAGTCAAGTTAGAACTGTTGTACCTAGCAACACCTAAACCTAAATCAGTGTTTGATGGTAATGTAGGAGTTCCAGAACCTTGAGTGAATCCATCAATATTATATGTCTTACTAAATCTCTCAAAACCAGCAGGGAAGTTGAATGTAATACCCGCTTCAGTTAGAGATGCCCAGTTAGCAAATAATGTTCCTGTTTTTGTATTGTCAACACTTGATACAGTAACTGTAATCTCTCCACCAGAGATTGTAAAGTTAGTATTTGTTGATGTACCGAAATCTATTGCAGAGTTTTGGAAACCATATACTTGAACTTCTTGTCCAACCTCATAGTCATGGAAATCAGAACTTGTACTAGAACTTGCAAGTGTAAAGATAGGACCGTTATAAGTTGCTACAGTGTTCAGTGATGTGTCAATCGTTGTGATTGATAAGACTCTTTCCTGTATGTCAAATCTTTGGAAACCCTTACCAGCACTTGTTATATCAATTGTAATAGGATCATCAGCACCAGATGCATTCTTCTGTGTTGCGTTAGCAGCAGATGCTGCTAATCTGATATAATCATCGTTTTCTTTATATACAAAATATGCAGTGCCATCAACAAGACCACCTATCGCACCCATTTTTCCAGCACGATATATGATGCCTTCTCCAGTTGATAGTAAATGATTATCAATAAAGATATTATTTGCTTCTGGCATTATATTACCAGACTCAAATACATGGAAACTATCGTCAGGAGATACATTTGTGATGTCTTTTCTACCCTGAGTTACGCTAAGGTTTATAGCGTTAGCATGAGTGTCATATAATTCAATAGTATCTGCATCAATAACTCTGACATAGTAGACAGTGGTGTCAATTAAACCTGGCAGAGGATTGAGGTTTTCGTCTTTACTATAGTATACTGCTGCACCTGTTTTATATCTGTGTGCAGTAAGTGTAATTCTGTCTAGAGCAACATCAATAAAGTTTGTACTACCTTTAAATGTGACGAATTCTCTCTCAGCATCAACAGTGTGCTGATAGATTTGGTTAGATATAACTTCTAATTCTGGTCTTAATGACTCAGCATCTACAACGTCAAATCTATCTGATACACCAGCGTTATTGAGATCAGTTATGATATTTGCAGCAACTGAATCATAGAATATTTTCTCAGCGTCTTGGAATACGTCGTTAACACCTGACGTAATTAGTATCGTTACATTACCAGTTGAGTATGGAGATGCGACAGGACCTGTAAAGTTAACTGTCTGAATTGTACCAAGTGTACCTGATGATCCACCTTGTACAAAGTAGCCTGTCTGTAAAGATGTGTTATTACCTGTGTGATTGTTAAAGGTAACCTTAAATATGTTTTGGCCACGAAACTTTTCGCCAGCAACTGCAGGGATCTGGCGTACTTCTGGTTCATAGTAAAGTCTTTGTTTGTCATCAAACACAAACGCAAACTTCCATGTATGAATAACTGTACTCTGTGGGTCAGAGGAATTTTGTAGTGCATCTCTGAATACAACACCATTGATGTATGTTTCATTAGACGCCTTGATCATATGCCTATCGGCATTCTGTGGTCTTAGAATAACACGACGAAGGTTGTCACCAATCAGTGAACAGTTTCTAGGAAGTGAGATTGGGTTATCTTCAAAGTATTCACCACCAGATACAATAATAGAAACGTATTCATCAGATGGGTCTGGAACTGCTTTCTGCAATCCGTAAGCAATCTGTGCTGCTTTCTTGATAGTTTTTACAGGTCTTGCTGCAGAACGACCATCGTTTGTATCTAAACCAATGGTTGATGATACGTATACACGACCACCAGTGTCATTAGTAGCAACTTTATATACAAAGTCAGTGGTAGCAATCCTTCTTGACTGGTCAGTCAGAGGAGGAGTATCAGCACTTGGGAAGAATGTAGTTCCAAATGTAGGACTTGTGACGTCTGTATCTTCAAAGTTAACTAAGTTTGGTGCTCTTAGATTCAATGAAGGGTTAACAATTGTACTGATATCAAGGTTTGTAACCTGTGCAGTATCAGAAATGATAGAACGAGTCGTTCTAATTTGTCCCTCAACATCGAGTTCAAACTCAGGATTATTAGTATTGATACCAACACGAACGTTTTCCTGTGCGTTTTTGTTTATGAATAATGCGTCTTTCTCTAATGCACCTGTACCAACAGATACCTCAATAACCTCATCACCTTGAATACTTAATGAACGAACTCTCTTATATGCTAGAGTCGCACCCGCTGTAATTATACTATTTGCTGAACCTACAAAACTTAAATTATCGTCATCTACCTTAGTTACTGTAAACTCTCCATCTACTTCACCACCACTAGTAAAGTCAATGTATAATTTATCTGATCCTATTATGCCATGTGCAACCGAAACAATATTACCCACCCCACCAGACGTTCTGCTGTACGTGGCGTTTACCCAGTTTCCTGTCGCTTTAGACCCAGATGCTTCTATCCTCTGCTGGTCTACATTAAACTTTAAACTCATCTCGTTCCTATAAGGTTATGATACGACTGTTATATCTAGAATACCAACCCACTTAACAGTTGAGCTGGAAGTCACACTGGAGACTTGGAACGTAAAGAAAGGCACTCCACCAATCTGAATTGCTGCAGGAACTACATTCCATGTTTCTTGACCTGGCGGATTGTTTCTGACTACTACTTCGTTAGAAACTACTGCAGTAGGGACACCGCCTGATGTCGTGGTTATAATAATATCAAATTTTGCTGCGTACACATAGGTGTTATTTGTAGTCTCCTGACCAAATACAGTTGCAGTAGCAAATGAAACAGAGTCATTTACTAATGGTGGTGTGTTTGTAGCGATAGGAGTGTTGCCATCTAAAGACAATTGCTGTGTGTTGTTAGCAGCATCAGTTTGTCTTTTAAGAATAAAGATATCTTTGTTAGCGTCGGTGAAGTGGTCACTCACCATGTGCATTGCAGAGATATTTTTCAGAGCTTTAGAAGTGTTCAATACTTCAGTTGCAGCAACTGCGTATCCTCCTATAGATGAAAAGTTCTTTATTGGCATGATTTTATAATACCTATGGGTTATTTATACCTTGACCTTTGTAGTTGTGAATCTACCAGTAAAGGATGTGGACGAGGTTGCTGCACTAGATTTTGTAAGCGTGATATTAACGTTAGTACCAGCAACAGCAATTGATGCATCAACTAGGTCGTTATCAGATGTTACTGAGTTTGTTACGGTGGCATGTGCAGTAGTTCCTGCTGCAGCACATATAGATGTAATCTCCAACATATGAACTTTACCATCGTTACTTTCTATAGTTACTAATGTCTTCGCACCTTTGAATGTTGTCTTATTAAATTGTGTGATAGCAGTGTTAGCAGTAAATGATGTTAACTGTCCACCCTCTACTCTACAGTCATCAAGTTCAACAAAATCAGCAGTAGAATCAAAGACTGTTAGGTAACTTTCTGTACCACCGTTCCATCCTCTGTTGATTTTCCATGCTGCCTGTGCACCGTTAGCATCCAAACTAACGAAAGGTTTGGAATCTAATTGAGTTACATAATCTTGCTGAATAACATCAAGTCTTGCAAATGGACTCTTAGTGCTTGAGAGTGCTGTAACTGGGAAAGTGACATCATTTGCAGGAGTAGCACCACCAAGTAAGTCACCACCAATTGTAATGATTTCTCCAGTTTCATAGTTACTACCGCCAGTTGCGATGTTTATTTGGTCTATGTTTCCACTTCCATTAGTGGTGACATTGAATGTTGCTCCTGTACCTTCAAACTGACCAGTTGATACCACACCGTTATATGTTTGTGATACACCATAAGCACCAGTGCTTGATGTCTCAGTTCCAATCGTTGCTATTGTACCTTGTGTAGGAACTCCTCTTAGTCTTAGTCCGTTAGCAACTTCAAAGTCTTTCTTAGACCTAAAGGATGCTATGTTAGCACCTTGGAATGTAACTGAGAATGGGTTACCAGCAGCGGTTCCGTTAAAGATTGCTGTGCCAGGTACGTCAAATTGTTTTGCATTCTTAAGAGTAAACTTATCTTTATCAAGTGATAAGCAATTAACACCTTGAGCAAAGAACTCAAATGTATCTTCGTCAGCGTTTGGTGAAGACTCAGTTAATATGTAAGTATCTTGGTCAACGTCACGAACACCACCTAGAGATACAAAGTCATTTCCATTGTATCCTTCAAACTGTTGTTGTGTGCTGTTGAATCTAATTGCACCCGCAAGTCTATCTACGGTGCTTGGTCTTTGGTTAGTTGTACCAGATGGAATTATAAATGCACCTGTACTGTTAACCCAAACACTCTTTCCTCCTGCTGGTTTCAATACAAGACCTTGACCTTGGGTGTCAGTAACAGTAACAGTGTTTCCAGAACCACCACCGATTGCTCCTGAGTCAAGTGTTATTGTATCACCAATGTAGTAGTTAGAACCTCTAGCAGATGCTGTTGGAACTACAGATGTAATTGCACCTCCAGAAACTACAACTGTAAATGTTGCTCCAGTACCCTTTCCGTTTGATGTAGATGTTACGCTACTGTAACTACCGTTTGTATATCCAGACCCAGTTCCTGTAACTGTACATGTAACAACCTCACCAAATGATGATGTTCCACCTGTATCAGAGTTATTGATTGTGCTTCTTTGAATCTTTAATGCACCATCAACTTCTAAGTTACCCTTAATATCAGTATCACCAGTTAAACTGTTTATACTAAACTGCTCTGTGGTTCCATCAGTTACTGAGAATAATATATCTGTACCACCTTTTAGAACAAGATTACCAGTTCCTTTTGGTGTAAAAGTAATATCAATGTTTTGGTCAGCACCTACAGCACTAATTTCAGTAGCATTGTTTATTGATAAGGCAGATTGTACAGTACCTATAACTGTTGTTTCTGTAGCAGGGTCAACCTTAAAGTAAGGATTTGTTGCACCTAGTAATGAATCTACAGTTAAAGGTGTAGCAGTATCAATAACTGCACCTAATCTAATTTTTTGTACACCCGCTACAGAGAAACTAAATTCGTTAGCAGCAGACCTGTAGAAACCAGTTGTATCTTCTGATGCTAGAACAAGAGTTGGTGCAGCAGCTGTACCACTCTGTAATTTTACCTTAGCATTGTCAACAAAGTTAGTTGCACCATTTGCAGTCAAGTCACCGTTAAGAGTTGTCAATCCTCCTACAGTTAATGTTGTACTGAAACTTGCTCCTGCCTGTCCAGTCAAGTCTCCTCGTAATGTTGCAGTACCAGTTGTTAATGTATCATTGGATAATGTACTTGTTGTTGATGCTCCAGAACCACAAGTTAGAATACCAGTTTCTGAGAATCCATATTCTGCAGATTTTAAAGAACCATCTGCAGCAATCGTTGTAACCTCAGAAGTATCAATGGTATTTGCTTTTAATGCAAAGTTACTACCATTATCACCTAAACCATTGAAGTTTGTGGTATCAAATACTATGTCTTGTCCTTGGAAGAATGCAGAACCACCAGATGATAATACTGCAGAGAATATATAACCTACCTTAGTAACAGTAAACTGGAATCCAGAACCTCCACCAGAACCTACGTCAGCATCATCAACAGTAAGAACGTCACCTACAGTATATCCACTACCTGATGATACAATGTCAGTTACTGAACTAATACTTGTATCGTTAGCACTTACAGTAAATGTAAATCCAGTTGTGTTTCCTATTAATGATGAGTTTCCAACTTTAACTACGTCTCCTGCCTTCCAACCAGTTCCTTGTCCACCAGTTGAGAATGCAACAGCAGTAACTGCACCACCGCCACCAACAGTAACATCTATTTGTCCACCAACACCATATACACCAGCAGCACCAGTTGTAATTGTGATGTAGGAACTCTCAGACATAGACTGTCCGTGACTTGTACATGTATAGTAAACAGTGCCTGTGCTTGTAGGTGCGTTTTGTAGAACAACAAAGTCTACAAATGCTCCTGCAGTACCTGGCGTTCCATATTCTCTGATAGCATAGTTTGCAGTATCTGCTAATGTAATAGCATCAAATGATATTGGGTGATTTGTATTACTACTATCAGACATATCCATACGATATGTGTTACCCCTTACAAAGGTCAAAGCTGGTGCTTCTTGTGGACCTGATCCTGTGTCTATGAAATATCTGTATGTCTCAACGGGTGCTTGTACTAAACTTCCACTACCACCAGATGTAAAGTTGACTGTCTCACCCTGTTGGAAAGGTCCGTTTGCTAATGATGAGATAACATAGTATGCAAACTGTCCTGCACTATCGACATAAGATACAGTTGCAGTAGCACCTGATGTTGCACCAGTTGCTGTGTCGCCAACTGCAGCAGTTCCAGTTATTCCTCCAGTAGAATCAAATTCTAATAGTCCACGGTTTTGTACCGTTACTGGATATGTTGCTGCAGGAGAATTTGGGTATATGTCTATTTGTTGATATGTTCCTTCTGTACCACCTGTACCAGCAGTAGTGATTGTTCCAGATAATCCAGCAACTGTTAGAGTTGCAGTAGCACCCGTTCCTGTTCCGCCATTTAAAGTTACGTTCTGATAAGTTCCAACTGCATATCCAGAACCACCAGATAAAATATTACCACCAAAAGGTAGGACAGTAATACTTGCCTGTGCTCCAGAACCAGAACCACCATTGATTTGGACTGTTGGTGCGGTTGAATATCCTTCACCACCAGATGTCAATGTAATCTCTGATACCTGACCTAATTCTGTGTCTAGAGTTGCACTAGCAACTGCAGCGTTAGTATTTGCTCCAACAAAACTTACTTGAGGTGTCTGTGAATATCCATATCCTGCACCAGTTAATGTAACACTTGCAACAGCATAAGTCATGTTTGCAACTGTCGCAGCTGCTCCAGAACCATTAGGGTCGTTAGTGTTTGCAGTGATTACTAGTGATGGTGTGGTAGAAAATACCGCAGTACCAGTTGTTTGTATTGACCTTACTTCACTACCAAGGTTTACAGTAATTGATGCGTCTGTAATTCCAGCACCTGTCTCACTGATTGTAAGAGTTGGTGCAGCACCAGTTACATATCCAGAACCTCTGTTTGTAATAGTGATTGCACTAATGTAACCACTTGTCACTGTTGCTGTTGCGGTGGCAGTTATACCAACAAGGTTGTGTATTTCATTTGGAGTTGCAGCAGCAGTTAATGATATTGGAGAACCACCAGATGTTGCTGATAACTGTAAAGTATTATTTGTTGTATCTCTGTTTACAATATAATAAGTGTTACCATTAACAAGACCATTTAAGTCTGAGTTACCATTATTATCGTAAGTACATGCATCGCCATTTACAAAATCAGATTGAGTAAATGTGATTGTGTTTGCTGCTGTAGATATAGCAGAGTTAGCATCAAATGCTTTTGCTGGAGGTGCACTTAGAGTTAAGTTTGGTGAACTGTATCCAGAACCACCACTTACTATAATAAGAGATGCAACTCTTGCACCTGTACCTAAACTAACAATGAAACTTACGTTACCTGTGACAGGAGTTATGTTAGTTGTGACGTCAGGTGTTTGGATGTATAAACCATTACCTTCATTAGTAACATTAACTACACCAATAGAACCATTAGCTGCTAATGTAGCAGTCGCTGTTGCAACTTGGTCTGGGTTTGATAGTAAAGGAGCGTTGTATTGCCCTGCATCGTATGCTGTACCCTCATTAACAATAGTAAGTCCAGTTGTAAGGTTTAATGCCTTTTTGTTTATCGCAAAGTTTTTGTTGGAGAAAATACCATAAGAGGAGAAACCCGCTTGTGTATACGAACCAACTGTAAATGCACAAGATGAGTTACCTGTACCTAGAATAGATGCTAGTCTATTAGATGCAAAGTATATGTTCTCAGGTGCAACTACCTGACCATTAAGAGTAATATCCTCATCACCAGCTGGGTCAAGGATTATCTTACCAGAAGTAGATGTTAAACTGTTACCAGCAAGACGTAAGTTACCTGTCTCAACGTATGCAGGATATATGTTTGTAGTACCTGTCTCATCACTTAATGTAATGTTTGCAGCTGACTGAGCTGATGATGTTGCTTGGAATTGAACATTACCAGTTTCTTGGTCTACTGTAAATGCATCACCTACACGGAAGTCACCGTCTTGGTCTGTAGATGAATATAGAACTTTACCACTATTAAGTTCTTCTACCTCATTTGCTTGTACTGCTAGAGATGGGTCATTGGTAAAGTCAGGACCTGCTCCAACATAACCAAAGTTATGTGCAGTTAAAATTAGTTTTGTACCAGCACCGTCTGCCTGTACACCTTTATTACCGTATACACATGCAGATGCAACTGAACGCATCTCTGCACCAAATGCAGAATAATCTGCAGTGGTTACAACAGTAGCAGAGTCACCACCACTAGAACGGATGTCACTGGTTCCACCAGAACTATCTGTAAAAATTGTAGTAGCATCATTACCACCACCATGTAATAGTAATACAGTAAAGAGGTCTGATGTGAACTCACTAGTTGTAGGAGTAAAGTTACCAGAGTATGAACCTTGTGCTTTCTTGATTCTTACTTCATCAATATGACCGTTGAATGCTTCAGCAGGAGATGTTGTGTCATAGTTAGAACCAATGACAACAGGTTTTGTGTCACCGTAATTATTTGTGTCAGTGTAACTAGAACCTAACTCTGTACCATCTAAGAATAATCTTGTAACACCATTACTTCTAGAAACAGCAACGTGATACCATGTATTAACAGATAATGTTCCACCATTGATTTGAGATGTATTTCCTACAGCATATCTTAGTGCTGTACCATCCATGTATACAGTTGGTGCTGTATCGGTAGCAGAAGCGTTTCTAAGGTCGAAGATACGCTGTGTACCTGTCACACTAGCAGGACGTATAAATGCCTCTAAAGTCCAGTTTGCAGTACCAAATCCAAAGTCTGCATTAGTAGGAACTTGTAAGTTATCCTGAGTACCGTCAAAGATGATAGATGAACCACTAAACTTGCTCTGTCCAGTATCAATCTGTGTGTCACCAAATCTACTTAATGTCTTTGCTGGTTTAGTTGTGGATACAAACTCTCCAGTGCCCTTACCTGTAATATAAACGTATGTACCATCGTTAGATGCTACAACACCACGACCAACTGCTTTCTTGTAAGTTACGTTGCCCGCTGCAATAGTTCCTGATGAACTATCAGTATATGTAAATGTATTATTGTCTACCTTTGTAATCTGATAGAAGTTATCTGTAGCACCACCACTGATATGGTCTGCATAGATGTAATCGTTAGATACTAAACCATGTGCAGTACGAGTCAGTGTAACTGTTGTTCCTGCTCTTGCATACGTTCCTGACTGGAAACCATCTTCTAACTGATATGTAACTTCATTAGTGGAGAATGTTCCACTAGTTCCACCTAGTTTTAATCTTGTTTGTCCTGTGCCATATTTACCTGTAGCACCTTGAACTGCCTGTACACCAATAGAAGCAAAGTAGTTGAAGCAGTTTAACCACTCAACTCTTATACCATTGGTCATGTATAATCCGACACTACCAGGTGTAATAAATGTACACTCGTTGAATAGTACGGATGCGTTTAATGAATTAGAGTCTACATTGGCACCATCTAGTTTTGCACCTCTACCAGCATCACCCTGCGAGAATCCATAAGGGTCACTACTAGAAACTACACTACCTTTTGTCGAGACTGTAACTCTTTCTACATATGGACTTGTAGTAGAGTCCATTGATGAACCAATAACAAAACCGTATCCAGTGTCAGCACCACTAGCATACAAGAAATCCTTTAATGTAAAATCGGAGACATGGCAATCTCCATTTAATACTATCGCATTATTACTCTGCGTAGCATTGGTTGGTTTTATAATTGTCGAACGTAAATTAGTACCACGAACGGTTACACCGTCAGGTATTGTAATTGGAAATACTTCTTGATATTCGCCAGGTGCAATGACTACAGTATCACCAGAACTACACTTAGTAAGTGCCTTTGTAATCGTTAGAAATGGTGTATCTGGATGTTTACCATTATTACCACCATTACCTAGCAAGTCATTATCTGAACCTACCGTTGCAACATAAAATGTCTTACCCTGACCATTTGTAATGTCAGCATTAAGCATCGCAGTGGTGATTTCACCAACTGCGGGTTCAGCGTTAGCGACTTCAACAATATTTGAACCGTCTCTAACATATATTTTTTTGTCTGCGGTATTTACCGCAACTTCTCCATCAAGGAGTGTCGAAGTCGTCGGAGCTGCTGACGCTGTGCTCGACCTCTTCAGTTTGATTCTCGTTGCCATCTAAAGCAGTCTCATTAGGATTTTGTTCGGTTATAGTATTTAACTGTGCTTGCAAATCAGCGATTTGAGCTTCCAGCATCACATTTGTTAAAGTCAGGTCAGAGATTTTTTTCTGTAATGTGTTAATAACAATTTGTACGTTCATGTTTAATTAAGGATCAAAATGTTCCACCATCGAGGGTATTACTCCATACAGGTACGCCAGCCGCTGTGACTGTTAATACTTGGAATGAAGTTGTAGCATCATCGCCTGTGCCAGGTGATGCCATGTTAGCAGCAGAGGTTACTTGTAATGCACCAGCGTTGTTTCCGTATACAATACCGTTTTGTACAAATTGACTTGCACCTGTACCACCGAATTGTACTTCTAAGTCAGTATCTAACTCAAGGTCACCTAGTACAACTGTACCACGGTTACCATTTACTCCGAAAACTGTTCCTGTATCGGTTGCATCTTCAATGAATGTCCATGCACCGTTACCATCTGCACCTCCAGTTCTATCATAACCGAAGAATCCAAATTTAGCAGCAGCACCAGTGTAGTAGTGAACTTTAACACCACGGTCAAGTGCGTCGTTGCTTGATCTTGTTACGGTTAATTGAGTACCAGATGCAATGATTGCATTAGTTGCTTGTGATAATGTAAGTGTCTTAGTACCAGTGTTGATACTTGAAATTGTTGTGCCACCAGCGATTCCAGATGCAGCAGTGATTGCGTCTCCTGCAGCAATTCCTGTAACCTTGTCAACAACGATTGTAGTTGAACCACTAGAAGTAGAACCATCAGATGATAATACTGTTGTTGGGTCTCCTAATTCGATTGTTGGGTCGTTAACAGACATTGATGCACTGTTAACAGTTGTGGTTGTACCATCAATTTGTAGATCACCTTTAATAATAACTAGACCTTCTGCGTCTCCCCCAGCTGGAAATGGGTCAATAATCATCTCTGTACCAGAGGTAGTAGAGATTACATTACCGTCCAGTTTCAAACTGTCGATTGTGAATTGTCCTGTTTGAGCAATATCAGCATTGATATTGGTCGTTCCGTTGAATGTGACGCCATTAGAAAATACAGTGGTAGAGTTAACAGTCAGACTGTCGCCACCCGCATCACCAACTGTAGCATCTCCTTCAACGAGAAGAGACCCAACAGAAGCTTTGCCAGCGATACCCGCTCCACCAACGACTTGTAATGCCCCAGATGTGCTATTTGTTGAAGCAGTAGTATCGGAAATTTTAATGGAAACTCCATTATCGTACTCCCAATCTGCTCCATCTACTCTTACTTTGTCTAGAGTAGTTTCATCATAACGAATGCCACCGTCTTTATTAGTACCGAAGTACAAACGCATGTCATCTTGGATACGTAAATCAGGAGAACCAGCTGCTCTCTTGATGTCCAATGCTGCATCACCGTCTGTAAAGACTAGTTCTACATCACCAGTTGTACCAAACTCAAGTTCTTGCCCGTCTTCTATGACGAGTTTTCCAGTGCCATTGGCACGGAAGATCAAGTCTGCGTCAGTGGTCGAGGTTGTTATGACATTTGCATTAAGAGTAATGTCGTCAACGTTCCACTGATCTATTTTTGAATTACTGTCAACTATGACAGATGAGTCAGCTGTAAGTGTCCCATGAACATGGTCTAGCATGTCCATAAAATATCTACCACCTACAACCTGTGCAGCACCGTTATTGTCCCCTATGAACAAACGGTCACCACTATTTGCTTGCGTTCCGTTCGCACCAGTCGTAATGGCTAATTCACCAAAGGTAATTGTGCCTGGTGCAACAGAACCCGTACTCCTTTTAATTAGGATATTTGATGCCATTAGAAGCTACCTCCATTAATTGTTACGTTGCTCAAAACGTTTGTTGCTACAAATTTTGTATTAGTCCCGTCATATACAAGAATAGATCCATTCGCTAATCCACCTTGCGATGTATCCGTCAAATCTACGTCTGACAGACCTCCTAGTGAACCACCACCGCCACCAGCAGCGACACGTGTAACTTTTGGAACCGATTGATCCCCGAATCTTAACCTTGCCATTAGAGTGTTACTCCTTCAAGTACGCTTACAGAACCTTCTAATACTCTGGTTTTTTGACCAGTAGTAGAAGTAATAACGACATCATATACATATCTCCCTGCCTTCATTGCAGTCGTAACAGAGTTACCAAGAGATAATTGGATTTGTCCAGAAGTAGCTGGTGACAATATTGCACCTGTTACTGTTGTGGACGTACTACTTGTGTAGTGTTTTTTTATCTTACATGCAACTGTGTAACCAGACAGGTCAAACAACGTACCGTTATCATTCTCGATTGTGAAATCGGTAACAAAATCAGCACCCTGATAAATTATTAAATTTGATATAGCAGATGCCATAAGACAATAGTATTCCTATATTATTTAGCTTAGGATTATTTATGGTCTTTGGACACTAACCCCCTTACTATTTCTTTAAGTTCATCAAGTTCTGCTTTCACTTCTTCTAACTCTCTATCCTTCTTCTTTGCAGCAGCACGTGCTTTCTTATACGCCTCATACCCAGTAGAGTCCGTATTCACTATCGCATTAGACTTTGGGTCTCTACCTAGAGTAGTATGACCCTCTACAGGAATTAACTCCGTCATGCTAGAGCAATTCCTCTAAAGTCTCTAACTCTAGGTATGTATGGTTGGTCATAACCGAGTAGACTGATTTTAATTTGGAATCCATCAAACTCATCTGTATCCTCTACGGTATACTCATAATCTGTAAATGTTTCCAAATCATTCTGTGGAATTAATCTTCCGATGTCTGGTACACCTGTACTATTAAAGTATCTAAATTCTAGTTCATCTAGGTTTCCAGCAAAACCAACAGGAACCAACTTAAACATCACGACAATCTTAGACTGTTCAAAGGTATTTGCAGCAAGCATAACCTTAAGTCCAGTAGCACTCTTCTCTAGTTGTGCAACCTTAGTGATGTAGTTACCCGCACACTCTCCACCGATACCAGCAGTAGGTTCGATGTTGTTGTATTGGTTAGCATGTGTAATGATTGAACATCTAGTCAAATCAATTACAGGTGATAAGTGTGATACCTCAGATGAGAGGTTCAACTCCATAGTAAATGACTTGGTGCTGTTCATTCTGTTGATTTCATTCAATTCATTGGCAATCACCTTAGTATTAGTGAAGTAGTTCTCTTCTCCAATAGTGATGTCCTCATATATTGTATCTTTAATGAATGATGTCTCTGCAGTCGTTCCAGCAGGGAAAGGTCCGCAAGAGGTTCCAGATGTTCCTAGTGCTCTAGCAACCATGCTAGTTCTAGGTTCTAGTTGACTCTGTATCTGTGGTGTAAGAGCATCCCATGGAACGTTCTGTGATACAACCACGTTTGTACCACCACCAGTAATACCAGATGTGGCAGTCTTATTTGTAATCTTAAGATTATAACTATGAGGACTGTTGAGTGATATAAGTCCACCAGTTGTAGAATTATGAGTCGTATTGATTAATGTAAGAGGTATGCCATCAAAGTTATAGCATTCTACTACTGCGTTGTTTGCATGTGCAAATCCAGTACCAGAACCTGATGTACCATTGTGGTTTCTACCAGATGAGTTGATTGTGATAACGTTACCACTAATACCTTCGTATGCAATTATCTCATCGCCACTACCGTCTTCTTGTGTACCACGTATTCTGATGAATCCTAAGTTAGATGAACTAACAGCAGAACCACCGATTGTTGTATGGAACTGAGAAGCATCTGTGACAGTCAATGATGTAGATGTAGTATCAAATCCACCACCCATGTTTATTGTGGTGTCTGCTACCTCAGAGATAACTCCTGACATCTTGACATAGTTTAGTCCAGACTGCATACCATGATTACTATGGAATACTCTAATTTCATCACTACCTGAAGTTGTCCTTAGTGTATTAGGTGCAAGGTTCAGGAATCCACCATTTTGCTCACCAAGTTGTGCGTTCTCTAGCATAAGTCTACTAGGTGCTGCTGTCGTTGGTAGTGTAAAGTCTGCTCTGTAAATCTTGAACATCAAGTCTTCATACTGTGATGGTGTCCAAGTAGATGCGTTCTGTGACTTGAATAGTACACCGATGTATGGTTGCTCAGAAATTTTCTCTCCCTGATGTGCTGCATCAATAGCATCCTTACCTAGTAATGATATGAATACCTTATACTGATTAGAGTCTGATGTTAATATCATCGCATGCTCTGTTCTGTATGGTATGAATACAGGTGCTTTAAATGTGAACGTTGTGGGTTTGGACGCATCTGATGATGTGAATACGTCTGCTGCCTGTTTAACTACCTTAGAGAAAGGTAGAATTGTTTGTGTAGGTGTACCGTTTTCTACAGTTCTGATGTCTAGTGCTACAGGAATCTCTTCATCCTTAGTAAAGAAGAATAGGTCAATCTTAGTTAAGAATACACCACCTTCTAGAGAAGAATCTTCGATAAGGAAGGTTTGTGCTAATGGGTCACAGTATCTTGTTTCATTTACTGATGTAGATGATACATTGACTAATGTTCTTGCATCAAACTGGTCTTCCGATGTAACTCTTGCATTTCTTACAGAGATGATTGTCTCTTGAGTTGTCTGTAAAAGACCTGATGATACAAATTCTGCTTCACCATTACTATCTGATACACCAACAGTTCTGTTATTGGTTTCTGAATCAGTTAGTCTGAATAGTTTTGTACCTGTCTTAAATTTAAGATTACCAGCAGTGTTAGGTGCATCTATAAAGAATGAACCTCTAAGATTACCTTGCTTGTCAGTAATCATATCTTTGTTAGATACTTTTGCTACTGCACCACTAGTTTCTCCTACTAAGTAGTCGTTTAATTTGGGAGAACCATAGTAACTACCTTTAACTTGGTCTGCAAGTGACTTAGTATCAATGTTGATAAACCCTAGGTTAGATGTATAGTCATTTGTAGCACTAATATCTGTACCATCAAGAGGGTTGATTTGCATGTTCTCATTAGGTGCTGCAACTCTTGCTTTGAATCTAAACTTACCGTTGCTCTTCTTGACATGTACAGTCTCACCAATCTGGAAAGGTATACTGTTTGTTTGTGCATCACTAGATGGGTCTTTAATCAATCCCATTATCTTAGGAGTGATAAGTTTCTTAGGTAATGCGATACCATCAAAGAAAGCAAAGAATTTTGTTCTTGGTTTTAGTTTCTGACAAGTAAACTCAATATTTCTAGAACGCATAAATTGGATATGCTCTACAGATACAACTCTACTTCCTAGTGACTGCTGTTCAATAACAGGAGTAACTCTGTACCTTATACCTGTCCTTGTTTGCTTTGTAGTAGTTGTTGTAGTAGTGGTAATAGTTCTGTCACGTCTGTTTCTTCTCTTACCATGTCTTCTCCATGCACCAACTTGTCTTGTGGTGTTTGAACCAGTCCATGTTGTCTTCCATGAGTTCCACTGTATAGGTGAGAATCCATTTTGGTCTGCATTGTATTCTCTAACTGTAGTTAAGAAGTTACCTTCTACAACAGGACCTTGAAGAGGATTGAGTGATGTTGTATCAATCCAGTTATCTGACTCAGGATACAACTCAATGTCACCAACATAAGTGAAGACGTTAAATGGGTTAACGTTCTCTACTGCTGATGCATATGGTTGGTCAATAAGAACCTCTGATGTGTAAGGCAGTGTTATGATGTCATCTGTCTGTTGTACATTCTGTGACGCTGTACTATATGATAGAGGGACTTGTGTTGTGTAGTGTGCTGGTCTTAAATAACCTTCTTCAAAATCTGTAGATACTCTGTAATCAGGATGTAATGTATCTGCAGTAGCAAGACTTGCAAAGTTATCAACTATAAAACCATTTTTGAATCTGCTAAGACCACTAGTGTCTCTAATCTCCATGCTTGCTGTCTCGCCTTCAAGCAATGATAGTTGTGTATAGTATTCTAATGTCTTAATTCTATCTTCTAGATATTGGATATCACGGAAGGTATATCTCTTGTAATTTGTCTCCTCAATACTGACATCTTGTTCTACATCAAAAACGTATGCATTATATGTCAAGGTAGCAAGTAGCATTGCATCCTCAATATCTTCTGGAGCTTGAGGTCTAGTAGATGGAGCACCCTTTACTATTTGTATAACGCTATCTCTACTCATAAAGATTTTATCAATACGAGGTAGGTAGTATTGTAGACTAAGAATAGTGCTATCACCAAGACCAGGCAATCCAGTTTCGTTTCCTGTAAATGCTCTGTTGTTAAAATCAAAATACTTAGTTCCACTAAGTGTAAATGGTGATGCTTGAGAACCAGAACCTGTCAATGACTCAGGAACTATTGGTCTATAGTCAATTACATCTCTAAGTTCTACGTTAGTGTAAGATGGTATAATTTTATACTCTGATGTAGGGTATGAGTCTACTGTATAAGGACTTGTACCATTAGTTGTAAGGAATCTATCGAAGATAACAATTATCTTATGTGTAGGAGGAGCGAATCCTGCTTTTCTTACAATTCTAGAATAATCATAGAACTGGTCTCTCTGACCATCATCTAAATCAAATGAACTTGTTATATCTGTAGAACCTTTTGTAATACCACCAGTAGAAATCTTTAATGTTGCATTAGGTGCAGTGATTGTCTCACCTTCTGTAAACTGGTCATCTTCTATGGGTACGAAATACACATAGTTACTTGTAGTAGAAACTATCCTTGCTCTAGAACCAGAACTGTCACCTGTGATGACGTCATCTATTGCTAGAGTTCCAAGTAAGTTTGTGTATTGGAAATTAGGAATGATTGGGTCATTGCTATCCTTAGACTCATAGATTGCCTTAATTTTAAATACATCACCAGTTCCTAGTGAGATAGAAGTGTCATCTACTCTAGTACCAAAACCACCAGCAACAGTAGTTAAACCATTTACAGCACTACCTGTAGTGTCATCTATTTTAAGAACCTTCATGCGTTCTGTGGTCTTTGCTTTTGCTGACCTATCAGATGAGTAGACTGTACCAATAATTGTTATGGTGTCAGAACCACCTGTATTAGAAAGTCCTGTTAGTGCAATGGTCTGTGTATTTGCACTTGTACCACTTATACTAAAACCATTACCAGATGATAGTACATCTCCATCTCCAGAACCAGATGTAATGATAACTTGGAAGTCATCGTTATCTGCACCGTTCTTCCATAGTAATCCAGCACCAGCATTTGCAGATGCTTCACCACTACCATTAACAGTTGTGTTTACACTGATTCTAAAGAATCCTGCAGGATTCTGTGTGTTGTTATTATTTGTATTCTTAACAGCATTGAAACCAAGAGGAGTTATTAATCTCTTCTTGTTTGCTTCTTTGAGTTCTGGACGTGTTCTAATAACAGGACTTGTAAGTGCACCGTTAGCAATGTTGTTTGATGTTAGAGATGCAATTGTAAAACTAAAGTTATTAGTTACTGCAGTAATCGTTGCTTTGTGTACTAAGTCATTGTTTGAGAATTCTATGATGTCTCCTATTCTCAATTGAGACGCAAAGTTAGACAACGTAGATGTGATTGTTCCTGTAGCACTTGTACCAGTTCCTGATACACCACTAAGAATAGGACCTGAGCCAGGCAATGCTACCTTAACATCTAATACAGCATCTGCTGTACCACCAGTTCCAAATGCATATGATTTTACATCACCGAAACCATATTTTCTTACACCACCCGAAGCCACCGTAGCAAATGTACTACCGCTTGCATTGTTTGTTTTTAGAACCTCTCCTGCAACAAACTCTCCATTGGTTTCGTAGAGATATCCAGTAGTACCACTACCGCTTACAACAAAACCTACAGCACCAGATGTTGCACCGAATAGTAAGTTACCCGCTGTCCATGTGACACTTCCTGTTGTAACAATTTTTACATAGAATTGTGTATCTATGATATTGGTACGATATAATGTAGTCTGATTATTAAGTGCACCAGATTCGTAAGTAAAGTTGATTGCTCTTGTCACACCAATAACATTACCAGCAGCAACGCCAGGTGTAGATGTCAATGTATCTCTAAGTTCAACTGTCTCATACATCGTAGGTGCTTGATGCTGATTAGTTGTAAATATAAAGTTACCAAAGTCTGATGTTAGAGACTGATTTGATTGTGTATCAAATGTACGTGGTTTGTCTACGTCTGTATAAGTTGTAGATAATCTTTCAGTTCTATATCCTTGAACGTAAGCACAACCAGATGATAGTTGTACAGACATGTTCTCCTCTGATGGAGCAACACCACTTGATGTTAATTCTGTAGATGCATAGACACCGTTATTGAATCCGTCGTCTAAGTTTTCTCTAGCATCAACTTTAAATTTCTTGACGTAGTAGTTACCAGATTCTTCTTTTGTTCTGGTTGCAAGTATATCATTAATAAAACTAAGGTCACTACGTTCAACCCTCTTCTCAATATTACCAATGTTAGTTCTAAGAAGTTCTATAAAGTCAGCAGAGTTAGGTGCTGTTAATATCTTCTTGACTAATGTAAGATTAATCTTAAACCTGTCTGCACCTGGTGCAGAGAAGTTTGTACTACCGATTGCGTTATCATATAGAGTCGCATCTTCGTCAGCAGTTATAATTCTCTCTTCTACTTTTAGACCTACTTTGTAGGATGGGTTTGTACCATACTGGTCTAAAATAATTGTCTGTTCTGCAACGGTTACAAAGTATCCTCTAACAAAGTATACACCAGCACCGATGTTAGCAGTAGAACCTCTAGAGTTAGAGTTTGAGTTCAACAACTGAGCAAGAGGAGTTCCAGCAGCAATAGTTGTTGATGCATAGGTTATATCTTCTTCACAAGTAAATGTCTCTCCATCTGTAAATGTGCTTGTGACATTATCAGATGCTTTCTCTAGGTAGTTGACATAGAATGTAATGTTATTTCTAGTAGAGGTAGTAGCACTAATAGAAAATAAAATACGTCCACGAACACCAGAGGTAGAACCTTTTATAATTTTACCACTAAGTGCATTTCTATAATTTTCTACGTCTAGGTTAAGGTAACTGTTTTGTATTAGAACACATGGCACATCGTTGTTCAATGTAATACCGCCAGGCACCACCATAGAACCTTCTTTATAGACACCTTGACCAAACGTGTCTATTTGGTTCTGCAATAAACTTTGCAGCGTCGTAAGTTCTCTTGCCTGTACTGGATAGCCAGGTTTGAACAATACTTTTAAAAACCCCTTATCAGAATCAAAGTCGTCGTAATAAGGAGCTATGTTTAGGTTGGTATTCTGTGCCATTTAGAATTCAATTACTACTTTGAGCTCTTCGTTTTGGTCTGCCGAACGAGTGATCGGAATACGATTATCTATGTATAGGATTTCACCTGAGTTTAACTCTACTTCTTCATTGGCATAACCAGTGACAAATGATAAACCTAACTCATACACAGATACACCTATAGTTATCTGTGATAAAGGAACGGATGATGTTCCAAATGTTGAATCTGGAGTTGCGGTATAAGCATTGGTTCCTGATGTAATCTGATTACTTCCAGAGAATGCTATAACGTTTCCATTTACTGTACCATCAACTGAGTCTTGATAATACTTCAATACTTTTGTTGTTGAATCGTATGATACTACAAATCCCTTTGCATTTGTAGATGATTGTGTGATTGTTTCGCCAGGTGCAAAGTTACCGCTAGGTGTACCAGTACCAGACTGAGGGAAGATCATTGCTTTTACAGCAGACCTTGTATTCTGACTACACACTGTTGTTGTGTTGTAGTCGGTTGGGTTCAATACTAATCCAACACGTCTATATGTTAAATCATTAGGGAAGTCAACAAATGCACTAGTAGTTTCTAACTTACTAGCAAACATAAGTCTGTATGCACCAAGTTCTCTTACTGCATCATCTCCATGTCCGTTATTAGGAGGGAGAACAACGTCAAGAACAGCACCAGTACCATTACCGATATTAGATATCAAACTAACATCAATACTTCCGAATGTATATCCAGAACCTGCCTGAGTGATAGTCACTGTAGACACAGAACCAGATACAACAGTTAATGTACACAACGCTTGTGTACCACCATTGATTTCATAGTCACCACGAACAGGGACGTTCGTATATGTACCATTATTATAACCCGCTCCAGCGTTCTCAACAACCACAGTGTCAACAGAACCAGAGTTGGCAGCAGATTTTACAAGTGAGTTTGATAACACAGGGATGAACTCTGAGGTAACAAACTTTAGAATGTTGTCTGCGTCAATAGTATAGAGATACTTCCATCTGTATGAGTATACGCCAGGACTATCTGAGGTCTCAATAATTGTTGTTGATGTTCCTGTTGGTTCTACCAAAGAGGGGCGTCCTCTTGGGAAGTCAGGACTCTGACCGTTGTAAAGACACTTGTAAACATTGAAACTACTATTCATTACATAGAAGTTTGAGTCATACAATCTTGATGCTCCATTTGCAGTTGTCTTTGTGGGTGCATAATCAGGTTTGTACATAGAATATGTACGCCCTACACCACCTGTGGTTTTTGTAGGATCAATCCAGTCAACTCTAGGAACTACGAGAGCGGTATCAGATATATCAACACGCTTAAACGCAACAGAATCACCATAAGTGGTTCTAGCATATTCAAAACTATCAATTGGTTCGCCTGTGGGTGGCACATCTGTACTACCCCAAGTTTTTGCTCTACCTACAAACATATAGACCTTATTGGTTGCAGTAAGAGTGTCCCTAAAACTTTCCGCAGCGTATATTCTAAATTTGTCAGTAACTAATGCCATGCGACTAAGCTTTTTTTGTTATTTATAATGATCTTAGACGAACTTCTGGTAGCAGAGAGCAGTTTCCGCTTGCTGTCCGCGAGAATGGAAATTCGACTGTGAACGATGTTGCTGTTGTAACAGTAACTTTGTAAGAACCATCAAATCCAGTTCCTGATGTGCAATCCAAATAGAATTCCTGACCAGTACTTAAATTATGATTAGAACTTGTAGTCACGGTGCATAAAGTTCCTGATGAACTATATGTACCAGTAATGACTGGGTGTGCAGCAGCAGTGGTACCTAAGTAACCTCTACCACCAGTAGCAACAGTTAGTGTTTCTGCTACTGTATCCTTAGAACCATACAAGATTCTTTCGGCACTCCACACACTATTTACACTGTCATAAAATGGTATCAAAATTTCACCTTCATCAGGGAATCCATTTTTCTGTGATGAATCAAACCAAACATTCTTTAGATTTATTGTTGTGCCAGATTGTGATAGTGTAGACGTTAGGTATGTAGCAGATAAGTTTTTAGAATTAGATATAAGTCTATTTCTTTGTTTTCTTTCCACTGCAATTGGGTGTGTTGGAAGCACAGTTGGAGCACTTGTATAATTTGCACCACCTTGTAAGTTTACTACACCTGTAACTCTACCACTACCTATTTCTATTGTTGTTTCTGCAAATGCTCCTTCTCCACCACCACCTTGGAATAGTAGGATAGGTGGTACCTCATAGTTAGAACCAGCATTGATGATGTCTACCTGTGTTACTGCACCGTTGACTATAGTAGCAACAAACTCTGCAGTTGATGGTCTTAGACCTGTATACTCATAACTGTCAATAGTGGTAGAACTAGAAACCTTAGCGATTGAACGGTCAGAACCCTCAGAGTCAATCTGGAATCTATCTCCTATATCTAATGAGTTAAATGTGTTGCTGACTAGAACGTCCTCAGCAGAACCTGTAAATATGAATATTTCACAAGTTGATCCTGCACGTGGTGGTTCACTAAACTCTATAATAGAACCTGTTAGAGTAAATGCTACACCTGGCTCTTGATAGATTCCGTTTAAGAATATGAGTAGGTTGTTTTGTGCTTCTACTTCTACGTTGTCACTTTCTAGTGAGAATGGTTCAGTATCCTCTTTCATAGTAAATGTCTTCTTCTGACTATCAAAGAATGGTGCAATCTCATCTAGTAATGTCAACTTACCAAGATAGAATCCGTAGAAGTCCATGCCTGGCAGAGGTGCTTCTGTAAATGTTATTGTGCTTCCTGTATATGTGTATGCTTCTGTAGTACCCTTGACTTGGAATGTGCTATTCAAGAATATCAAGAAGTTATCACTAGCGGGTAGTACTTGTGTACTACCGCCTACCTGTGCAGTAAATATTTTATCAGTGCCATCAAAGGTTACTGTGTCTACTTCTACTTGGAAGAATGGTTGTGTTGCAGATGTCCTTGTAATACCATTAAGATTACCAGAACCCCCTGCTGTAGTTCCAACTGCCTGTGTTACTATCGCCCAGAGAGTTGTTATTGTCGATGCTGTGTCAATACAACATGCTTCAGAGTATGATGTGCTTCCAGAGTCATTACTGATTGTATTGTCTTTGACCTGTGTACCTACAGTGTATGAGTTTGTAGTAACTGTAAGGTTACGCATAACCTGACGACAAATATCTCTAGCAGCATTGAATACTTCTACAGATTGATCTTCTTCTCCTGTTAGGTGTGCTGTAGCAACATAGAAGTTAGCAGCATCATAAGTTGCATCGTTACCGCCAAACTCTATATTGTCAGCAACTGCATCTACGAGTAATTTAGTATCACGAATACACTTGACCTGATAAGAACTAGAGAATCCAGCATTGTTTGCCATCATTCTACCATATGCAGTTGTAGCAATAAATTCTTGGTTTGTTCTTAGTAGTGATGCACCATCTGCGTTCTTGCTGTAACCATATACACCGTATGATACAACTGCTCTTGTGACAGCAGTAGAAGTGGCACTAACAAATGTATGAGTTGATGTATCAGATGATACACCGACGTTAACAGTGAATGTATCATTTGTTACTGCGTCAATTGTATGCCATGCACCCTCTGATGGGTCACCTACTCTAGGATATGTGTGCTGTGTTTGATTGTTGTCTAGACCACATGTAAATGTAAGACTGTTTGTAGCAAAGTATATTCTGTCACCCTTAATCATGCCATGACCAGAAACAGTCACGACCATCTCACCTGTAGTTGGTGTGTAAGCAATATCTGTAGGTTGGAACTGGTATGTTGATAATCCTACCCATGTATGTGAGTCAGTGTTTGTAGCAGTTGTACCGTTCAATGCATTGACTGTAATCGTAGTCGTACCAACCGCTTCCACAGGTATATCTTTCATCTTACCCTGTGTACCTATTGGGTCAGTAGCACGTGGATATGATGCAGTACCACCACCATTGTAACCACAACTAAACTGTAATGATTCGTTTGCAATTCTAACTGTGGATACTGCAAACTTGACACTATTTGACACTGCAGATACAAATGTATGTGCATCAGTATTTGTAGAAGGAATACTGTCTAATACTTGTACAGTAAATGTATTTTCTGTGCAATCAAATACTTGTAACCATCTATCAGATGCGTAGTCTGTAGAACGAGGATATGCTTCGTCACCACCACCATTGTAACCACAGTTAAATGTAATCGCACCATCTGCAAACTTAACTTGGTCACCATTGACAAGTCCATGACTATTGATAGTTACCACCATCAAACCAGTTGTACCACTGTAGGTTGCACCGCCTGGCGTATGTGTTGTTGGTGCAGATAAACCATGACCAGATCCTATAGTCAATACCATCTCACCAGATGCAGGAGCATAAGTTCCTGTTGATGGAAGGAAGTTCTTAACTAACTGTTCTCCAACACGAGGATCCGATATTCCTAATACATCGTTATCTGTATATCCATTACCAGCAGTATTAAGTGCAACTCCTGTTACCTTACCACCAGTGACTGTAATGTCAGCAGTAGCACCAACGCCTCCACCTAGATTATTTTTCAGTGGCACGTTTGTGTATACACCATCGCTATATGTGTTGCCAGATGTAATTGCACCGAATGTTTTTATCTCATCTCCAATTTGATCTAACTGGAAACTAGATGTGTAACTTGCACGGTCATAATACATGCAAAGAATCTTAGTCTCAGCAAGAGGAGGTGTAAGGAATGTTATGGCGTCGTTTGCAAATGTATATGTTGCAGGGTTTGTTACTAGACCATTTGTCATTACGAGTAGTTGCTTCTTATCAGCAGCATGACCAATCTTAGTTCCAATATCAATATTGTTTGTTCTCAACTTAAATGTATCGTTGATACCATCAATGAATAATCTTAGTGAGTGTCCTACACCAGTTCCTAATGATGATAGATTAATTGCACTACCACCTTCAGTAGTAGCAAGTTGTATTGTATTTGCATCTACAAATTTAACATAGTATGCAGAACCATTTGTTAGACCACCAACAGGTGTACCAGTTCTATTGTTAGGATAGTTACCAGTATTGACTGTAGGTAGAGTAGATGGATTGTCTATACCTTCTGTGATGATTCCAGACAATGTAGTAATTGCACTCTTAACGTCTGAACATCCACCTGAGTCTACTGTAATACTCAAGTCAGTAACAGGAGCAATGTTTGTGTAAGTTCCTTCTGGTAGACTATTGGTAACTGCTAGGTTACATAAGTCTCTTGCTTTGTTAAATGCAAATATAGTCTCTGTCTCTTCACCAGCAATATGTGTAATGTATCCAACTGGGTTTGTCCTTGTGACAGTTGACAAACTGTCTGTACTAATTGCAGTAGTAATGATATTGAACAAAGTATCCATTGCAGCGTCAACTGTGGCACATATCGCTGCATCAAATGTTACACCAGTATTTGTTACTTGAGTAAATCCATGACTACCTTGGATATTGATAGCAGTATTAACTATGACATCAGCTGCTAACTCTTTTGCCTTATCAAATGCCCAGATTGCCTGTGTCTCTTCGCCATCTAAGTGTACAGTATTGACATAGAGATTTGCAGCATCCCATACCTCACTGTTTGCACCGTATGTCAAGTTATATGCAATTGCCTCTATACAATCTACAATATCATCTATACAGTTCTGAGGTCCGCCAGGCACACCAGCAAATCCACTTGGAATACCGACTGTTGCATCTTCTAACATTAGATGCACTGCCTCAGCAGCAATCAAGTTCTTATTATTCTTAAGTAAGTTACCAGCATCAATATATGCATTGCCTTGACTTATTACTCCACCAATGTATGAGTTAGTTGCTGCAACAGTAAAGTAGTTACCACCATACTTGAGGTCATTAGTCCATGCAGCAATTACTAATCTTGTGTCTCTAGCACATGTTGCATTGTTATAGTTGAGTGATGGATACTGTGCATTCAAAGCACCAATAGTCTCTTCTACAATATGGTCGATGTTGTTGATAATCAAATCTCTAGCATCTTGGAATCTATCACCACCAGCGTTGTAGATTACACGTTGGTTATTAAGGAATCCATGACCAGTAAGTGTAATTTGGTCACTACTTGTGTTGACGATGCTGCTAGAAGATGCATCGAAGTTAATTGTTCTGTCACTGATGTCATCAATCTTATAAACGATACAAGATAAGATTTTCTGTATGTCTAGTAGTTGTCTACCAAAAATCGAGACCTCAGTTGGTACAAGTGCACTGTAGTCGGGTTTGGCAAGTGCAAAATTGTTAATAGTAGCAAGCTTACCAGTATTCTTAGCAGACGGTTTAGGTGTAACGTAGGTTGTTCCATTGAAGGTGCTTCCAATACTATTTGTTGTCGGTACCCACCAGTCAGTAGAATTACCAGAGTTCAAGTCTAGATTTGCTTTAGACCTGTAATCCTTTTTAACTGTCTGTGTAATGACCTGTGTTCCAACAACCTTGAATCCAGCAGGATGTGCTGCAAACTTAAGTGGATTCTTCCAGTTGTTGATATTAACTGATGATGATATGTCATATGAGAACTCTTGGAACCTATCGCTATCATATACACGCTGTTCATTAAGATCCAAGAATCCAGTTGTCCTTTCCCAACCAGATGCACTGATACTAATAGGTGATACGTCAAATACTGCATCTGCACGACTAAATGCATGTATCTGACCAAATGCTGCAGTCTCTTCTCCAAATACAGGTTCGCCAACCTTAAACTCGCCTTCTACTATCTCTACACTAACAACACGACCAGATGCGTCCCAATTCTTCACAAAACCGTATGCAGTGAATGAACTTGTTGATGCACCTTGATAAATCCTCTCTCCAACCGAGAAAGTTGCTGGTTTCATAAATGCATTGATGGTATCACCTAAATCTGTTGTTTCTAGTAAGAAATAAGTTTGACCTGTTGATATATCGCCTGTTGGTGCACTTGTAAACGTAATAGTGGTTTCTGTGTTTGCATTTGCAAGAGATGTCGCTAATCTAATCTGATTATCTGCTAATCCGTTTGCAGTGGTTGCTGCAACCGCATAATAGGTTGTATTTGGTAATAATGGTTCTGGGAACTGTCCTGATTGCTGAACTAGAGTTACTTTTGTGCCAGAAGGTATTTTTGCATTATAAGGGAAGTTGATAGTGCTACTTGACTGTAATCCAACCCAAGTATGTGTAACTTTAGCAGATACAGTTGGTGCAGACGTAAATCCTCTACCAGCGTTCTCTACAAGCACTGATTGGATGACTTCGTTCTCAATAATTGGTTTTAATGAGAATAATGACCCTTGACCACCTGTAAGAACGATTGTTGGGTTAGCAACGAAGTTTTGACCACCATTTACAACATCTAGGTAGTCAATGACCTGAGTTCTGATTAATTGTAGATTATAGGTTGTGTTTAGTGATGGTTTTAGTGTTCTATCGTGAGAATAGTTGTAAGTGATGTTATCACCACTGATTTTAAGTATCTTACCTAAGTCAGATGACTTAAGAAGTATAGATGCACCAGATCCTGTCTTTTGCTCGATGTTAACAACTGGAGGTGACTGATATTGCTGACCACCTGTCTCTATGGTAACTGCGGTAACACTTTGGTTCTGAATAGTCGCATTTAAGACTGCATTGATACCATTACCACCACTAACCGATACAGTAGGTGCAGATAAGAAACCAGAACCACCATTTGTCACTGTGACTGTATCAATTGCTGCATCAATGACTGTAGCGATGCTTGCAGGGTCATCAAAGGACAATGTATCGACTTGTATAGTAAAATCTTCTGTACTATCACCGCCAGGCAACTTAGTACCATCAAATGTCAAGATTGATGATGTATCGTATGCAGATCCACCAGCAGTTACGGTTACTGTACTGATTCTACCATTACCGTCAGTGACAATAGTAAATTCAGCACCAGATGCACCATTTGGGTTTACTGATGTTTGAGTAACGCCTGTAGTTGTGGTATCTGCAGTAAATGTACCATTACCAGCGGGTTGAGTCTTAAGAGACGCAGTTGCGACTGACCCATAGTAAGGATCATCAAATATAATGTCAGGAGCACTCCTGTAATTAGAACCAGCTTGAGTAATTGTAACACTTGCAAGTTTTCCACCACCACTGACCGCTGAAGAGACAGTTGCTTGTGTACCACTGATTGCTTGTACAGAACCTTGTGAGTCAGAACTGTAAACAGTATTAGTCTCAGCAGTTCCTGTGCTAAACATGATGTATCCTTTGTTACCAGCACCTACTCTCTCATTTTTAAGTGGTTTGATTCTCAATACAGAGTTAACTGGGTTCCATGATATTACTTGACCCCTAGCAGTTGTATTTGCCTGTGTCTGTTGTGATATGACTATCTCATTAGGTATGAATGACCCGAATACATTTTGTAGTGTTAAATCTACAAAGTCAGGAAGTGTAACTACTGCAGTAGGTAATGAAGCAGCATTGTATCCTGCACCATCGTTTGTGATAGAGACATTGGATAGAGAACCAGATATTGTAGCAGTCGCTGTTGCACCAGAACCAGAACGTGTAGAACCACTGAGTTTAGGTAGTGATGAGTAGTTTCTGCCAGGATCACCAATTGTGATTGTCTTGATTCCACCTGTAGCGTATATGCTGTTGGTATCATATGATACACCTGTACTATAACCTGTCTCAGGTTCTAGAGCAGTAATGTAGTCGAATGTAGTATCTGTCTTTGCTGAGACTATGTTAGTTCCTATTACTGGGTCGTTGATTGTTGTGAAATACCTTGATGATAATAATGTGCCAGAACTTACAGATATTCTATTACCCATATAACCGTGTGCTTGGCAAGCATAGTAGAGCGTGCTAGGAGCGTCTTCTGCAACTGTGATACTAACACTACGTGTGGTTGCTGTTGCAAACCCTGTAGCATATGATGCATAGTCAGGCATGACTACACCATCTAGTGTGTAGGTTACGTTTGTCTCGTATCTCTCTACTCCACCGTACGCAGATTCGCTTTGAGAGAAGTAAATTGCGTGAGTAGTATTACTTGAGTCATTTTGCTCAAACTTATATGTCGCACCTTTTACAAATTTTAGTGCGGGTGCTTGTGTGACTTCGTTATATTCACCACCAACTAAGTAATAACCATTACCACTGCCTTGACCGAAGTATGCGTGTGCGGAAGTCTTCGCTGCTACAGTAGTAGTGTAAGTAACTACGTTTGCACCTTCTATCAAATCAAAGTAGTAGAATATGCCTGGCAAACCAGTTATCTTAACAGTAATAGAATTCTGTTCGTTAGTTACCGTGTCTAATACTTCAGCAGTAATATTCTTGTAAGTGAATATGTCTGTGTTGAGCGGATCAAATGTAAATGCAAGTTTCTTACCATTGTTAGATGCGTCACTAGTGTCAAAGTTGTAAGAGTGTCCGTCAATGAGTTGTAACTTTGGTTCCTTGTTGTATACAGTAGCGGAACCTACGTTTGCTGCTGCAGGAGTAGCAAAGTTACTCTTGATTGTAAATCTCCTTAATGACTCAGTTCTAACAACCTGATAACCTGTATTATTATAAGACGTAGGTGAGACGCCTGAGACTAATACTATATCGCCTATACCTAGTTGATGTGCTAATGTAGTATGGAAAACTGCTTCTCGCTGTGTTTCTGTCAGTGTAATGGTAAAACCAGAACCAGCAGGACTGGTTGCATTACCTAAGTTGATGTTATCTGCAGATATTGTATCTCCTACGTTATATCCAGTTCCGCTACTTGTGATTGTAACAGATGATACACTGTTACCTGTAACCACGATAGTTGCTCTAGCACCTAGACCAGAACCATTAGTTGTAATTGGCACATTGCTGTAGGTTCCGTTTTCGTAGTTAGAACCACCTGTAATACTTGACCATCCGTCTTGATGTAGGTTACCGTCTGTGCGGAGTCTTACGTATGTCCATACAAGGTTGCCATCAGATACAGAACCAGATGTATGTGTGGGTGCATTAGCAACATCACTATCTGATGTTCCGCTTGATGCTGCCTTGTACACTCTATTGTCTACGTAAACAAGATCCTCTTGATTGTATGCTGTACTATTTGTCCACGCACCGATTAGTTTGATGCTCTGTAAATCGTAATACTTGAAGTAATACTTGTTATTGTATATCTTAGTATTGATTGTTCGTGTGTTACTATTGTCCGCCACGGATACGGTAACTTGGTCACCAGGCAAGAGATAGTGATTAGTTGATGTAGCAACTGTAGTAGTGTAGATGTCATTGAAACTTGATACTGCGTTTGTTATACCTGTAGCAAGCACGCCTTCTACAGTAGAGACTACTCCGCTTACTCCGTCGCCATTAGTTCCTGTGTTATCGAAGAGAAGTCTATCATTTACCTTATACTCTTTACCACCACCTTCTACAAGATACTGGTCAATACCAGATGAGGAATACTGGTTTGTTGCGGAAACAACTAGGGAGTCTGCAGTACCACCTCTAATGAACGGATAGTAACTATAGTAACCAATACCATCTTCGATGTATGTAAGTGTTTCTCCGCTCTCCATTACAATGAGAGTAGTAGTATCTTCTAGTGCAAGGAAGAAGTCAACCTTGTTGTCTAACTGTTTTCTCTTTGCAACGATATTGTCAACACCTACGTATGGTGCTCTGTATCTTATTGCGTCTTCTGTAAAGTTTTTCTGTAATCCGTTACCATCCCAGTTTGTAGAATCTGCCTCTGCGTAAAACTTAGGACCTATGAAGTAAGGGAACGCGGGTTCTCCAGCAGAACCTTTGATTGTTGTGAAGTAAGCGTATACACCATTTGGGTATTCTGGAGTTACACAGAATCTACCATTATATTCATCTAAATCACCTAAACCTTGTATATACTCATAATCCTCAATATAAGTCCCTAGAGGGTCACTGAGACCGCTTAGAAGAGAACTTCTGTTGGTCTTGACTCTATAACTACTGATTATCTGTTTATATGAATTATATGGTGATGCATTCTCTGGGTCAACGTAACCGTAAGGTCCGTAGATAGGGTGTCCATCATACGCCCAACCAATGATAGGTGAGTGTGCTGTAGGGTTGAGTTCCGTAAGTGCTGTGCTTATACTATCCTTAGTAAGGAATCTAAGTTTCTTAGGGTTATGTAAGTATCCGTATTCTCCGCCATATATCAAATAGTTCTCACCTTGGAATACACCACCACCCGCATTGTCTGTAGTTTTGCGGTTTACAAATGCGGGATCTCCTAATTCTTCCGCAGTTGCTGCTTCGTTAAATGTTAATTCTGTAAGTTTAGTTTGGAATACCGCACCTGAGCCAGGATAAACAATGCTTACTGTTGTAGCACCCGCTGTATATCCCGCACCTTTGTTAGTAACTACGACACCAGTAACGATATTGGAGCTCTGGTCTACTTGAGCAAACGCGGTAGCACCTACTCCATCACCAAGAATGACAACATCAGGTGCACCATAGTATCCACTTCCTCCAAATGTGACGATTATACTTTCTATCTTTCCGTTTAGTATTGATGGATACGCAACAGCACCACTACCAGTAATTAACTTGATAGTAGGTTCGTAAGTATATTGACTACCTGTGTCTGTAATAGTGACAGTGTTTACAGGTCCTCTGCATACTGCGGTAGCAGCAGCACCAGTTCCGTTACCTCCAGTGATTGTGATTGTAGGAACGCTTGTATATCCAAAACCACCACTGACAATATTGATACCAGTTACAGACCCTGCAGTAATCTGTGCGGTTGCAGATGCTTGGTTACCAGCAGTTGCACCACCACCTGTAATAGAAACGATTGGTTGTGTAGTATATCCTGATCCTCCGTCAGTAACGTTGATAGAAGTTACAGAACCTGTGACGGTTACAATAGCAGCAGCGGACTCTCCTTCGTATGTCCAGTTAACTGTACCTAATGTCTGTGTACCAGTTGTATGAGTTGGGTATAGTGTAGTAGATGTTACACCACTATTATCAGCAACGTACCTATTTCCGTTATACTTGACTCTAGTAAACGTAGCATACGTATTACCTAGTTTGTAGTCTTCTTCAAATTCTACAGTTGGTGGGTTAGTGATATCATATCCTTCACCACCGTTTATCTTGGCAATTGATAATAGACCACCATACTTCTTAATTCCGTTACCTTTGTAAGAGAATAAGGGAACTCCGTTAACACCAATACCAATTTGACCTACTGGAGTGTCAGTCTTTGTAGATTTGACTGATGGTATCAAAGGTAACCTCTTTAAGTATCTTTGGTTACCTGGCGTTAGGTCATTTGTACCAAAAGGTCCTATCTTGTGTGATGGTATACCTGTACTAGTTACAATAGCAGTATCGTCAGTCTTATAAGTGTTTTGGACGTCTGCAGTGAATTTATTGATTGCTACATTGATAGAATTGTAATCACTCTTACCATATGCAAATTCTCTGGCAATATAGAACTCATATCCACTAATACCGTTTGCAGGAGTAGAACTGAAGTTAAACTCGAATGTATTAGCATCAACAATACCTACAACGTCGTGATTGTTGTTATAGATGTCTTCTGGTGCATTAAGAATTCTAATTACGTCATCTCTGACTAATCTATGCTTCTCTACAGTGATTACGGTACATTTTACCGAACCATCAGCATTAACGCTTCCTAGAGTCGCAGAGACGCCTCTCAGTGCCTTTCTGACGTTATATAAGTATGAATCCCAGATAGGGTCGATAGAATCAAAACCTGGTGCTCTAGGAGTTGTGACTTTACTGTTAGGTAAGTAATATTTTCCACCATCGTTAAGAATAACTCCTCTAGTTCCACCATACACCTTTAATTGTACAAGTGAACCATCTACATTGGAATATCCGAATATTTTGAACGCAGCAAACACTTCCTGCCCTGCATCGTGTGCTCTATTGATTGTATTCTCTCTAGCACGACTACAACCGAGGAATTGGTTGACTGTTTTGTCTGTATATGAAATTATCTCGTCTTCTACTCTAAATCTTCCGTTTTGCTCTGGCCACCCTATTGTAGAATCGACTGTTACAACATCATCAACTAATTCTTGACCTAAATCCGCAGCAAGCACTGTTTTGTACGGTGTAACAAAGGAACCAGTCGAATTATTGGTATCTACGTCGATTTCGTAGATAGAACCTTCGCTAGTAAAAACTTCTACTACGCCTTTTACGTAAATCCTTGCAGCAGACACAGAAGGGTCTGTAGAATCCGCTTCTTGGTACAATACTTGACCTACAAGTGATATTGGGTCGCCTGTTACAGGAACTGCACGGATAACTTCTCTAGAACTGTAAAATGCGTCGGATGGTTTGAAGATTCTGTCTCGTGGGTAAGACACATTAGACTCAACACCAAATAACGCTCTTAGTACAAACTGGAAAGACCTAGTTGAACCTTTAGATGCGTAAAAATCCTTAATACGCTTAATTACGGTGCTTTCTGTAACACCATCTGCAAAATTCTTTGGAAATGTTGATAAAAACTGCTCTTTGAACTTTCCAAGCATGTACAGCGGGAAAATATTGTTCAAATTGACTACTGTACTGCCATTTACGTGTGATGCAGCGACTGTATTCTCAAATTTGTACTGATCAAACTTTCCAATCGACTTTACAGCGTTAAATCCACGTCCACAATCTTGAAAAAGCGTAGATCCCTTCTTTTGGTAGTAAATTATCTCTTCATCTATCAATAAAAGTCCTTCTGACGGAAAATCACGTGTAGATTCGACGTCAATCGTTGTTGTATCAATTGTAACAGCGGAAATTAACTTAGTTTGGGTGACAAGTTCACCATATTGGTCAATATTATAGTAATCACTCCAGTTTTGGATGACGTCAATGCAATATCCCTTTAATTCTTGTGACTTATAGTACTCTTTTACAAATTCTATGAACGTGCCAAAGTTTTCCTGTATGAAACTAGGAAACTGTGCTGCAATATTCGTTGATATCTTCGATCTCGACTCTGGACTGACCTCCGACGGTACAGGTGTCGCTGTTACCGTAGTGGTCGGTGTTGTCCACGACCCGACTTTCCAACTGCTATTCGCCATGCTTAATACTTATAGCTAGATTCTGGTATCACTCCTGTACCAGAAAGATTTGAACCACTGCTGATAGTGTCTTCTACAACACTTACAGTTGTATTATCTATACCTAGTGTCAAATAAGTTTCACGGAGAGAAATAAGGTCATTTGACTTTGGCGTTGCAGAAATTTGTAGTGTATTATTTGCTACACTAGTAGATTGTATAATAAGGTCATTAATTACGATGTCACCCATATCGTAGTCTACAGTTCCCCATAGTCCATCAACATATTCAAACTCACCAGTACCTTTGACATAGTAGAGTCTAAGTGTACCCGCACCATCGTCATTTAGGTAGTAAGTATTGATGTCATCACCCACGATCTTAAAACCAGACGAAGAAACTGAAGGTTCTTTCGATGATCCTGTATTAATTCTGTTTCCATAACATATGTTGTAGTTGACACGAGCGTTTAATTCGATAGGAACGTTCTTTCTCATGGTGACACGAGTAATGTTCGAGGTAATTGAGTTTTCTGCGTTGTCAATTACGCTCTGCACCTTGGAGAACTTGAACTTACCGCCAAATTTATTGAACTCTGCACTTTGATTTAGTGCAGTTAATGCAGTAATCACAATATTCTTGATTTCTGACTGGTCACGACGTGTAATATTGGGATTATAATACACAAATGACACCAAATCGATGAAAAGAATGCTTGGATCAATGATTGTTGGTTGAATTGCTGCCACAGAGAAGTCTCTTAACTTCTTAAGTATGGCATTTTTCTCTGAAAGAGATAATTTATCAGCATTTTTTGGTTTGATTGCCAAAAATACCTTACCATATTGCGGTGGTGACGCTTCTTCACCTCCATAACATGATATAGAACCGATGTTAGAGTAGATTTGCGGTACAATTGCTTCATAATCACGTGTACTAACCGCTCTACCGAACGCAGAATAGAATTTTGGTGCACCAAACTTGATAGATTCAGTGCTTTCCTCTGCTGCACCTCCGTCTGGGAACGCAACTACGGTAATTGTGATGCCAGAAGTGATAGCATTTAGGTTATTATCTCTAAATGTACCAATATTTTCAAAAACTTTTAGTCCGTTTGCTCCAGTTCCTGATGAAGTTGTGTATTTTACCTCTACAACATCACCATTTGCAAGGTCTTTACCAATAATTCCGTCACCAAATAACACTTCGGGTACAGAATACTCAGATTCTTCTAAGAAATACACCTTAGAGGTTGCATCTATCTTGGTAATATCGGTTGCTTGCAAATATTTTTCTGTAATTGTACCACTTGTGACCTGTACAATCATAGATGAGGTGTCTGCCTTCTCGTTTGTAAGTATAAATCTCTGTCTTTGATTGATATTTCTTACAAAAGTATCAGTCAAGAACAAACCTTCAGACAAAACTATGTTAGAAAACGTTGCGATACCTGTTAAACTGTCTACAGAAACGGTTGTATCAGTCGGAAGAGAGAAAACAAAGTTGTTATTGTCCAATCCTGTGAAGTTTAGAACCAATCCTGCTGCCATTGTAACAGTAGTAGGGTATGGAAACGTTGTCTGAACTGCAATATTGACTGTTGTAGTTGCACTTCTAGCACTTTTTGGAGTGTAACCAAGCATTCTTGCTAATTTTACGACGTTTTCTCGTAAAACTGCTGTCTCTAGGAACCCTTCGTTGACTGCAAGGTTCGCATTTACACTTGTATAGTAAGTATTATATGCAAGAGTGTCCAAAAGCACCGTCAAAGACGACCCTTCAAAGTCATAATCACTAAATTGTGACTGTGATTTTAAGTATGCTTTAATTTGTGCCTTGATTTCGTTAAATTCAAGAGCATTAACTTGGTTAAATGCCATTACGGTTTAAATGCAATTCTAATATCATCGAATTTAGGAGTCAATCCTAGTATAATGTATGAAACACGAACGTCTAATTGATTACGATCCTCTTCCCAATTTGCATCTACCTCATAGACCGCAACTCTGGGTTCATGTATTTCAATAGCTTCAGTAATACGTACTTCGATTTCTGTTGCTAAACTGTCTGTGTAATTCTCAAATAACAAACCAATGATGTTCCCACCAAAAGCAGGGTCAAATGGTTTCTCATAAAAGTTGTATAATACTATATTTTTTACTGCTGCTTTTATTGCAGCTTCATTCTTCAGAGACAAGACATCGTTTGTCACTGCATTCTTCTCAAAAGTTAAACTAAAGTCACGGAATGACTTCGATGTCAACGCCATATACGGGTACTATACCTTCAATAATGTATTTATACTCGTTTTTCGTAATATTTTCTAAGGTATGCATCTGACCTTGGGTCAGTGATTAGATACTTACAATGCTCCCAACCGTTGTCATAGAAGTCATCTGACATATCTACGGGTATGTTATGGTTTCTTTTGCCATCTACGATTCTATTTGCCTTGCCCACGATACCTCTTCTTCGCCTTGTTACGTGACGTCGCTGCATATGATGTATGCTTTCCTCTACCCTGCGATGTCTTTTTGGGTTTTGCTTCTATGCCTACTTTACCCATGCTATACTGTGTTGCCATAATTAACCTGCAAATACGTTATCTGAACCTTCAGCGACTGATGTACACCCGCTGATACCATCACCTATTCTACCACATCCTTTGCCATTGACAAATACGGTTGTACTACCCGTTGCAATTGGTGCACTGTGGCCAGGACAAAAAGGACCTGCTGGTAAAAGGTGTCCTGTATTATTATCACCTTGGCGAGATACTCCGATACCATTCACAAATACATTATCACTACCCTGTGCTCTGGTCATTCCAGAACAATGAGTGACGTCTGCATCTCCGATACGTGTTACCGCTGGCATTACTTTCTCTCCCTAGATACTAATTCTTGTAAGTACTGTGTATACTTACTCATCTCACTATGTTGTTCGTCCGTGTGTGGCGGTTCTGGCGACACAGGAGCAAACTTAATCAAGTGGTCAAAAGCATCGGGTAAGTCACCACACCGAGTATAGGTCAGTTTCTTACCCTTGTCCTTTATTATGAATTCTCCTTCGAGATTCTCCATGATTTACTTTTTAGTTATTTAGAGTACAACGCGGGGTTACGCGGTTTTTAGGACTCTAAGTCTCCAACCTTATATTCTATAATTTCTTGAATACATGCTTCGTGGTCACATACCACGTCCACAAGTCTCTCGTAGTGACCGTCAGGGGTTCGTTTCATCATTAACTTAGAATCGTTAACCTTGGTCTCTAGTTCGTTAAGTTTATCTGTGAGCATGTCTATTGCTTTCCACGCTGCAGATTGTCTCATAATTAACTCTTCATATTTCCTATCAACATGAGTGTGGTAATCACCTGACATTTAATTCCTCCTTGTTAAGGTATACTTCGTTGAGGTCGTAATTGATACGCCAATTGTCAGTGTTAACGTAGTAACCTACGATGCCTGACTCGTCTGACGTGTAACCGTAACCTCGTACCCTCTCATTTATATCACCAAGTCTAAAAGTTTTGTTGGTGTGAAGGTAAGTTCCGTATTTTTCGTCGAGACGTATCATTTTAGGTACTAAAGAATGCAATCTGTTTTAGTATGTATACGATTCTATCAGGAAGTCAACACATTGTCAAGTATAAATGTAACCAATTACATCATCTGGTAAGTTAGGTATCTCAGTCAATCTATCATAATGCTTGACAACACGTCTCCATTTATTCGGTGTAAACATGAACTCACCAACGTTATCTGCAATACGTTCTTTCTTGTACTTAGTGTATGCTTCCTTGCAAGTCCATAACCGATAGAACCACTCCTTGTCCTTAGTAACCTCCATGTGATGAAAGTATCTCCTAGAGATTTTCTCAAAGGGACGTTCTTTCATATACTCGATGTCAATACCAACTTGTTTACTAGAGACAGCAACAACTGAGTAGGTATGTGTATCGGATTTATTCCAGTGTAACGTTACTGGTTTCTTACAGTCTAATGTGTAAGTGTCCAAGTAATCTCGAAGGGACGCTCTTACATCATCAGTAAAGTATACAGTCGTATCGACGTTTTGAAAAATGACCTGTGGCAAAATTTTACGAAAAAAAATATTTTGTTTTTAGGGAACCTTGTATCACGTTCGCGAATGCAAGACTTTATAGCTTATCGCTATGGGACTCCTTTAAATACGCCCCCCGCCCGCGAACTGGGTTAAGGGGACTGGCAGCAGATGTCTGACCTATCCTAACTCCTTTGCGAAGTCTAACTAAGGTCTCAGGGATGCCCGCCAGTCTTAAAGTGTGGTCTTACATCAATTGGCAATACGCGAGATGAACGCCACGGAGCATAGGATGTGGACTTATAGTAGTAGAGGTCTCCACACATAAAGGGCATGTTCCACTGGGGTCGCCCACCCTTGCCTACTACATGCCACGCACTATGCTACACCAACCATGCGTTCTATGTCCTGCATGAAGTCGTCATACTTCCACTGTGCAGACTGGTTGAGCATCTGCTGTCCATACATGGGTAGGTCACCTGTGTCGGTTGCCTCTGCTACTACCTCGTCGTAGCATGCCTGATATATACCCTCTCTAGTTACGGGGTAGTCTGTAATGTCAATGTAAAGAAAGTCCATAATAACGTTTGTCTGTATGTTCTTATTATAGAGGATAAGTCCCCTATATGGAAGTACCCTCTATACAAGGGGGTGTATAATAAGTACCTAGTTCAGCTGAGTCGTACTTGTAGAAAAGTTGATAATAGAGGTCGTTCATTAAACCGAATTCAAACGAAGTCGTAGCGTGGTCGTCTGTTTCCCCGTGATAGCACTTTAGGATTTCTTCGTAATTAATGGTCATAGAATAAAGGGTGATTAGTTTCAAAGGGTTCGGGTTCGTAAGAAGTCGAGGCGTCAATGTTTTGTTTTAGGTTTGGGTCGTAAAGTCTAATTGACAGTTCGGCATCATCTGCAGTGCCTACCCAACCTTTGCGGTCTAGAGCATCGTCTATGATGTTCCAGACCTTGTGAACTTCTTCATCATTTAAGAATGAGCAGATGTTCCAGTATTTGTCCATTAGCGAACCTCCATCCACTTGAACTCAGACTTAGTACCGCATTTGAAGATTGTAGCGGGTTCGCCTTCGTTGCTTGCAATATACTGAGCAAGGGATTTAGCATCTGCGAAAGTTGCTGTGTAGTCTGCCCAACTTCTAAGGTCGTTGCCCCATGATGTTGGTTGTACTGCCCATGTAGTCATGTTGTTTTGTCCTGTGTGGTATATACTTATTATAACGTCATCTATGACGTTTATAAGTCTTTGTTTGTAGATTGAAATAGTTTGTAACATAACGATTAATGTCTGTCTGAGATGTTCCAGTGTCCGTGCAATGTTGGTAGCGGTTCAAAGTTGCGTGCTTCCATGTCTGCTAGGACTGCTTGAACTATAGGGTCATTCGCTGCTGCCTCGTTCATTAGTACACGTCCGTTGCAGTAGGGTTTGAGTTCGTTTGTTTGTTTCATACCTTTATTATAATACGTATCGCATGTATGTGTAGTTACCTTGTGCCAGTTTATAAACTGTCTAGCACTGGTTAAATTGCGTCCCAGTATATGTCATAATGACTATAGAGTTAATCAGGTTATGCAATCACACAGTATTACCGTTGGTCTAAACATCGGCACTGAAGGCAAAGTTACCCGCCAAATGTGGGACGACTTCGTTATTAACACGGTTGCATCTCATCTAGATTACTGCACTATAACCGACTGCGTAGGCATTTACCAAGGTACCGTAGAGCAATCAAAATGCCTCACTGTCCTTACTGACGATGCAGCGGTTATTAAGTCACTTCTTAAAGTGGGCGATATCTACAAGAAAGCATTCCGTCAGGATGCTATAATGTATAACGTTACCGCTGTCCCCTCTCTCTCTTTTCTCTAAACCATGGAATACGCCCGCAGCATCTGGAAAGCAATTTATGCATTTGCTCTCACTATCCTTTATTTTTTTGACGCATGAAAGTTGTAATCACACCAGCACATATAACAATGCAGCTGCCCCGTGCATCGCGTCCCGTATACAACAGGGACGGATTTCCATATGGTAGACGGTTGGGAAAGTGTCACAACAAAACCCCACTACCTACAGTAGCGAGGTTATAATAGGTACATACCACACAGGAGCATTTATGCGAATCGTTGAAGAAAACATGAACACAGCAATCCGTTACAGACGTAACTGGGCATCATCGAACACTATGGTGAGATGCTTCAAAGAGGTTGTAGAAGTTTACCTCCACGGAAACCACATTGCATCAGTTGACACAGCGACCAACAACCTAACCTTATTTGATGGTGGTTGGCAGAGTGTAACAACTAAGTCACGCTTGAACGCTCTACTAACAGAATTCACCCATGGCGGTTTGTCTGTTGTACAGAGGAACTTCGACTGGTTTATTAGAGACAATGACTTCACCAATAAACCACTTGTTCCCTTCGTCTCAGGTATGCAAGTGTGAACACACACTTGTATCATATGTACTAGCACTATCCAAACCTATTCTGTATAATAAAGGCATGACTACTAAACAAAACCCAGAGTGGATTCGCACTCTTAACATTACTGAAGCAGAGGAAGCAGTCCTTGTTTCAATCGCTCGTTACTTCGTTGACATGGGATTACCAGACGACATTGACGAATCAGATTTTGACACTCTAGTTGAGAAAATTTGCGAACCATCACCTTTTGACTATGCCACAAACTAACGACTATTACAACAGCGTTCTATTCGGGATGAGTTTCCGAATAGACGACCAAGGTTTACTCCTAGCATGTCCCACCTTTAAGGACGGGCAACCAGACATAGACAACGAGGGTGCTGTTTACGACTGGGAGAACTGGGACGAGTTAAACCATCATCACCACGTTGCTCTCATGGGTGTTATTCAGTATTGCATACTGGCACGCGACACCCGCAGGGTGGACTACTACGCGAGGGTATTCAATGGACGCTAAGTTATTACTAGAACTTAAAGAGTTCTTGACAGAGAGAATGGTGGACAACATGTCCACCCAAGACCTAGTAGAGTATGTGTCAGATGACCTCTTTAAGTACTTTGACAAACTAGGTGAACATGAATTCTTACAAGAAGCAAAGAACTACTGGGACGACTCATTTGACGAGGTTGTAGAAGAGGTTAAAGACTATATGAAGTGCGACTTCAAACGAGAACCAGGTAATACAGTTCGTCACCCATAGTTGTAAAAAATGATACAGCAGGTCAGCTTGACTTGCTGTATAATAGAAGTATAGAGAGTTGGGTCGCTCGTTAAATCTTCGACACCCAAGCAGCTGAATTTTCTCGGTGAACATACTGGTGTTACAATTGATACCATGTATCATATGTACATACACAAGGGGTTGCATATCGTTTATAATAAACACATGAACAAAACAAATCCTTTAACCTTATGCCTAATCATTGCTACAATCGTGTTACATTCTACAGCGACGACACTACCGCAATTCTAAAGTTACATAAGATTTTTAATGGTGACACTGACACCCAAACAGTATTTGAGAACTTCATACCCGAACCAAACTGGGCGGAGATTCCCTTAACAGAAAACACACTTAAAGAGCATGGTTTTTCATCACCAAGAGGTGAAGTGGGTGAACTACCCGAACTGATAGACCATGAAATCATGGGCAAATGTTTACGCTTCAAATCTACAGATGCACAAGATGATCGCTGGTATAACTGGCGAGTCCAAAACTGGGGCACTAAGTGGGATGCCTATGACCTAAGCATAGAAGAAGACGATATGCCCTATGGTTTCCAAGTCACCTTTAACACTGCGTGGTCACCTCCAGAGGAGATTTGCCACGCTATCAGAGACCAATTTGATGACCTTAGCGTCTCATGGTTCTATGACGAACCAGGTTGTGAAGTTGCAGGGTATCTATAAATGCTCAGTGTGCCAATTAAAGAACTGCCACACCCTATGCAGTTCTTTGCCTTCCTATCCTCTATAATATACGTATACAAACAAACATCATGACTATGCCAGCAATCGCAATCCAAAAGAACCTCCCACTAGAAAGAGACTATAACGGGTGGTTTAACTGGTCAACATGGAACGCTGCTCTCTGGATTAACAACGATCAGGGCATGCAAGAAATGTTTCAAGATTTCGACACATACAAAGATTTCGTATACTTCATGGTTAACGAGATGAACTGTAAAGCGACCCCAGATGGGGCGTTATGGTCTGACGCTGACGAGTCTGAAATGCAAGAGATGCTTGATGAATTAAAAGACGGGGACTACTAAGTCCCTGTTACATTTTATACATTGTATAATATGTACATAGACCTACCTATCCAAATCCTTTATAATAAGGATAACAAACAAACACATTTACATTATGAGTTGTCTAGCAAACGAATCAATCCTAGAATCATTATTTGAAGAATGCCTAGCAAAACTAGAAGAAGCAGGGCATGACATTAACAGCACAAATGCTCAAGCGGTTGCCGCGATAAGAGCACAGCAAATCTTCGAGGAGATGGGTTAATGATACAAGAGTTCATCGATTACGTCTGTTCGTTCTATCTACCAACAGACCCTGAGGTCCTCTACCCTATCCAAGGGTTAAAACGTTCACACGTTCAGAGAGCGACAGAGGACTACTTAACCCTATGCCTTGATGAGTCCTTAACTAATATCACATGGGGCAACGGGGACTCTCTCGACAGAGAAAGAGTCCGTGACATTCTTTTAAATCAGTACAATTTCACATCAGGTTGGTAATTATGCGAACAACACCCAAAGAAAAAACCATTATAAAACTCATGGAAATGGTCATCGATACGCTCTCTACGTGTGATGACCTTTCTGACCCTGCCTTTAGCATGTATTACACTATGAAAGATGCTGTATTGCATGAGGTCATATACCCTATGGAGAAAAATCTATAATGGAAGAATCATTATGGGAACATGCCACGGACAAGGCACATGAGATGATGAAACATCGAACAGACCTAGACCCAGAGACGTTTGACTATCAGATTCTATACTGGACTAAAAAAATCTTTCAACAATTATCATGAACACAATTAAACTAACAGACGTCGAACTAGTTGCCCTAGCGGTTCTATTCGAGGGACAAAACGAAATCAGTTGCGAATCACGTGCCAACGACGATGCATACCCTAACGGTAGACCACAGAGTCCAGAGGAAATAATCCTCGACAAGATAAGTGCAAAGGTTTCTACCCTACTATGGAACCCTAAAAACAAAATTAATGTAGGTAAAATCTTAACTCAACTACGCAAATGAATTACAACTCAGCTGACTCAATTGGTATCGGTGACCACGTGACCTACAAGGGGACGGAATACTGTGTGTTAATTAACTATGTCAAGGGTGACACAGACCGCACAGGGTATACATCTCCAGATAACTGGACAGTATTAATTGACGATGACGGGAACCGTACCACGTGCTATGACTATAGACAGTTAGTGCCAGTACACAAACTGGTACAAGACATTTAAAAAACCTCTCAGGCGTTGCTATAATAAGAATAACAATCGAGAGAGGTTCGGGGTAGGACTGATGACGATAAACATTCGTCACCAACCCTGCCAGATATTTTTAACAGTGTCAGTGCGACCCTATTCTACAGGGTCAGGCACATAGTAACAGAGACCTTCCAAAATATAGTAGTCACATAACTTCCGATACTTAGGGTATCGACTCAGTGTCTCAGTGTCTAGTAGTCCCTGTGCGAGGTCAATAGATGACTGCCAAGTACCAGTAGTCTCATATGAGTCTACTAAGGACTCTATACTACTCATGTAAATCCTCCATAATGGTGTGATCATAGTGTATACGATTTTTATTAGATAAGTGATCTAAGTAACCAGAACTGTATAAATCGTCAAATTCTGCCAGTTCTTTCTTTTTTTGTGAAAATGAACCTTTTTTGGTGTTACCTCTGTAATCCCAACTTTTACCCATTTTTCTGCTCTTTTGCTAGACTTCTGTGATTTGTACTAAATCTCCACTTTTTAACGAATTGTTATAAAAACGTCCAAGTGAGAGACTCTCAGGGTCTTTGACAAAACCTTCCAGTTTCCCTAGAAGTTTTGAGTTTGCAGGTTTCCAAGCATACTCGTAAGTTTTCTCATTTCCTGAGAAATTTATGAAAACCTTGGATCCCTGCACGATTATTTTGTCGATGGCAGAACTTAAAGTTCCTATGTCGAATGTGTGTTTCTTTGAGGGCATGTGATTTGTTCTCCTTACACTTAATTATAAGGGATTTTGCCAAAAAGGTCAAGATATGGTGGACACTAAACAAACTGTCACAGTCCTCCTTGACATCTCGTAGTCCGTCCGCTAAGACCCACTGACTCCAACTAGATTGACCGCCCAGATATATTTTTTAAAACATTTCCAAAATACTATGAAAATGACTATACATTCTCCCATATTACCTTGACACGTTGCGGAGATGTACGATATAATAGGAAATATGTGGGTATTTGGTATAAAATGATACAAAAATACCCTGCGGAATCTCTGCGTCCACTCCATACAGACTCAGAGCAGCATCTACTTAGAGTCTATAGAGATTCTTTGAGGTCTTGGCAAGTGGATAGAAAAAAATCCGCTGCGTCTGCGATATCCTCTGAGGATTGAGTGAATTCATTACAAAATTCATAGACTTTACTGTCTAATGAGATACCTCTATGAGATATTGAAAGAAGGCATTCTCTCCTCCTGTCTAACATACTATCTTCCACGACTACCTACCTTTAATAGTTCTTTATTTGTAGTCCCATATGTAGTGAATACCTTAGCGTCGTCGATTGCTTGACGTTCATGGTTGAAAGGACCGTATGATATGTCTACTGATTCATATGACCAGTATGTACCTTTACGTGCTTCGTGTAGGTTGATGATAATATCCGTATCATGGACGTTATCATGGAATTGTACTCGTTTGGAAATTGTGTTAGACATCTTGTGTACGTGGGTGAATGTGTTTCCATTGTAGTGGTGGGACGACTACGTTAACCTCCCGCCATGGTGAGACAGCATGTTCTGCTTCCTCTGGAGTCTTCAATGTCCTATGCTTGCATACTACTATGTAGTGTGAAGATACGAATTTTATGAAGGCATCGTCGCTACCATCGTATGATACGAGGTCACCGACGTTAAAGGGGATAGAGTCTTTTCTAGGCATTTAACCAAAACCGTATCCCTTATTTAACGATGTTCTCTCTGCGTACAATTCTCTCAATGAACGTTTTAGGTGACGTATCTCTTCATCATTGTATAGTTCTGGTTGTTTAAGAGCATTCTTAATACCCTTAATCTGCTTGGTGATGTCACCAGTTGTAATAGGTTGCATGTTGTTTGGATTGTTGGGATTAAGTTTCACATTCTAAAATGGGCAGTCGTCAGGTACAACAAACTCTGGTGTTTCTCCTCCTAACCACTTGGCACGTTGCTCGTCTTGCCATTTCATGTGCTCAACACGCTTCAGCATTTCATCGATATGCTCACGTCGTTGCATTTCTTTGGTGGTCAGTTCCTTCTCGTACTGATACTCAGTCCATACAAGGTCATAATAAAGTTTGTTTGACAAGATGTGCTCCTGTAAAAATGGGTGGACGAAAACAAAACTCAATCTTAGTAACGTGGGACTACTCATCTAAGTTTCACTTAGGAGTCCAAATTTACGCTATGGGAATCGCTTACACCTGTACCCCTACTGCTGCCATATAGGACTTAACGTTCGGGCATAGCAACCAACTGAGTTAACTAGGGTTGGTTTGTTTTCGTTATACTTATTATAACGCATCCATATCTCTTTGTCTACCCTTACGTGATGGTTTCTTAACTGTCACATCGAACTCCCTTGTAGAGTATGAGCTAGGATATGATTTCAGTATAAACAATGCAATAGCAGCACCTACGGAAGATGCTCCTAAAACAATCAAGAATAAAGGCATTCGTACTATTAATATCTACTAGTATTATATGATATATTTGGTGAACAGTCAAGTATCTCCTGTAGTGTGAACAGTGATACTAATTCTAGATTATTTGCTTCCATAAACTCATCTGCTTCCTTATCCTCCTGCCTATCAACGATGCATACAATACGATTGACTTCATATCCCATGTCACGTAGTCTTGTCGCTGCTTTGATTGCACTACCTCCTGTGGTGATAACATCTTCCAATACTGTCACCTTACTACCTATGGGATGTATAGGTCCTTCAATCCATGCCTGTGTACCATGTCCTTTTGCTTCCTTGCGTACTATCAGTGCATCCAGTTCCTTTGATTCATATGCCACACCACATACTAATGGGTCAGCACCTAGAGTTAACCCTGCGACTGCAACACTACCCTCCTCCACCTGTGCCAGTAGTAGTGTAGATGCTAGTTTGATACCACGATTGCGTAGTATGATTGGTTTGCAGTTGAGGTAGTGCATCGATGTCTTGCCACTTGATAGTATGACATCGCCATGCTTATACCCATACTCCTTGAGGTATATTTTTAATTCTTCTTGCATATACTCTAACATGGATACTTTCATTAGTCTTGCTTTGGGTAGTAAACTTGTACAAATGATTCACATGTAGGACATGTGAGGTTAGTGACGATGCTATAGTCTTCTTCACAACCATAGTCTTCAGCATCGAAGTCTGAACCCCATATGAGTTCAGTATTGCAGTGCCAACAATTCATTTTCTCCTCCTACGTTCTTTAGTTACTAGGTTACGTGCCGACTCTTCGTTACGACAGAACTTTATCAGGTCGGACATATAGAATACTGCTAACTTTTTACCTCCTGCGGGTACAGCATAGTAACCATCCTCGGTAGCGAAACCGTATTTGGTGTCAGCATAGAACCTAGCGATTGCACGTAGTTCTTTCTTAGTCGGTAAGTCCGATGTCTTTTTCTGTGTATTCATACCATGGGTGTTCATAATGTGTTTTATCTTTTACTTTGTGTATGGACAAGTATGCGTCCTTGCCCCAACTATTCATGTGACGTATACCACCGAATGATAGTTCCAAGTCCTTCTCGTCCCAACCTAGTTCATCTACCAGTTCCTTGCGGACATATATGTGTAGTTCTCCCTCCACATACTTGTAGTCGAAATAGTCTTGGATGTTTGGTTTAATTTTTGGCATCAATTGTAATGTAGACCCTCGTTATTTAGCAAGGACAGGTTACCTGACATTACTACTCTATCGTGGTTACATGTGTGTGGTGGCACATAGTGTATATCATTACCATCAAAGATATGTAAATTACCTCTGTGTGGTGTGAATACTCGTAATGGTGGCATCCAAGGATGCTCAGGGTCTGGAAATACTAGCGGAGAGCAATGAGGACAGGTATCCACAAACCAAACAAAAGACAAGTCAAACCCACTATGGTTATGAGTCTGAGCAAAGTCCCCCTGCTGATATGTGCATCCCCAGAGTTCTTCGACTTGGTGCTTTGGGTATAAGACATAAAGTTGACCTATTAGTTCATCAAAATCATTTGAGCAACAGTGTACCATCCAATCAGTCACAGTTGCCTTGACTGAGGTACGACGTTCCTGTACATCCCCTAACTCATAGATTCTGTCTAATAGTTTATGAGATGGGGCAACGTAAAACGTTTCTGTCTTAATGATTCGTTGCATATTCTTTATATTTGGCGAAATAGACTTTCTCACGTTGGTAAGCATCTATCTCCCATGGTTCTTCACAATAATCTAATGGCGGTAGTTCTTTACCATGCCATTTGTTTATCATTTTTGTAGTACGAGGACAAAATGATACTTGATGCTCACCTCGTAACCGTTGCTCAAAATGTATGAGTTCGTGTATAAGAGTCGTGATGTACTCATCAAGTGACAATCTATTCTCAATTTCTATCTCAAAGAACCGTGGTTTCTTCAGTTGGTCGATAGTATGAATGCAACCATCCATCTTACGACCCCACAACCGCTTGTCTATAATATGGACAAACGTGTTGAAGCGACTGAGTTTACGATACTCCAAGAACCATTTGACGATATGGCGAGCGACCCGCTTGCGACAGCGATACCCACCAAACGTGACATAACAAGACATAATTGTGTGCCCCAGTGTAAAAAGTTGATGAATGAAAAAATAAAGACAAGTTTCTCAGTACCTGTCATGTTCTTAGCGTTCATATTATCTAGTCTCCGTGTATACCATGCCGAGGTCAGCAGTGATTTCATTGCGTCTCTCTAGCATCTTCTCTAGTTTAGCATATAAACCTTTCTGGTCACTGCTATCTTGCATCATCAAACCCATCAAATATGATAAGTCTTTCTCTGTCAAAGGTGATTGAAATAAATCCATAGTTATGTGGTCTGGTGTGATTACTACTTCCATATTATAGCGGGTAATGGGGTCGGTACGCTATCTATGCGGTCAGTTTGTAAACTGGCATAGTCTTCATGCAACTCGCATCCAATATAGTGTCTACTATGTTTCTTAGCGACCATTGCAGTTGTACCTGACCCCATGAAAGGGTCAAGTATTACATCACCCTCCTCGCTCCCTGCCAAGATACATGGTTCAATGAGGTCTGGTGGGAACACTGCGAAATGTGCTCCTTTGTACGGTTTATTTGTAATTGACCATACGGAACGTTTATTTCTCTTGGTGTATGATTTCTCAAGACCAGTATGTGGCTGTAACCCTGACCCTTCATTATGATATTTCCCTTGAGTCCTATCACGTGTGCCCCAGTCTTGCTTGACTGGTTCTTTGATTGCTTCGTTATCATAATAATACTTGCGTTGTTTGCTCAATAGAAACAGATATTCATGTGACTTTGTACATCTGTCACGAACTGACTCTGGCATAGGATTAGGTTTATGCCATATAATATCCTGACGTAGATACCATCCATCAGCACGCAATGCGAATGCTAACATCCATGGTATGCCTATCAGGTCTTTCTCTTTTAGTCCATCTAGTTTGTTACCTCTACGTGGACATGCCTGTGGTTGGTCACGTTCTGTTGATGATAAAGTTTGTTTAACCAGTGCTTGACCCTTGCCAGGTCTATAGTTATAATAACTATCACCTATGTTCACCCATAGTGTACCATCGTCAGTAAGACAGTCTCTAACCACTCTAAACACCTCTACAAGGTTCTCAATGAACTGTTCTGGTGTATCCTCCTGACCTATTTGATTCTTCTCTCCACCATAATCACGCAGACCATAATAAGGCGGTGACGTTACGCACATCCTCGCCTTTGTATCCAGTGTTTTTAGTGTATCACGGCAGTCGCCAAACAAAATGGTATCTTTCAATCGTTCAAATCCTTTAGTTTCTTCTCAACCCAATGGTCGTCATTGTTTATCCCTGCAGCTTCTACATAACGCAAGATATGTTGGTCTATTTGTTGGTAGATAGGGTGTAAATCTAAGTCCATGTTGATGTCATGTGCGATTTGCGTTACCTGTGACTCTGTAAAACAGTGGTCAGGGTGTAGCAAATCACAACATGGGACTCTCTTTTCTATTAATTCATTGAGATTAATTCTAATCTCATAGTCTCTGTAAACTGGCATCTAAACGTACTTAGAGGGTAAATGTGAACGGTCATAGAGGAAACCTCCTGCCCATGTGGTCTTGGTTGGGTCTAGTAGGTACTCTCTGTCTTTGATGATTCTGTAGTCGAATCTTACTGGATGCTTACCTGTTGTAGTAGGTTTGTTGTATCCTGCGGGCATGTAAACCTCGCCTGTATTCTTATCTATGAATGCAACGACAGTGCTGTCTTTGTATTCTTTAGTTGGATTAGGACCCATGTCATCAAACTCTTGTCTGACAATTTTGATGTACTTACGACCTGTGTATGCTCTGAACCTGTCAAGATTTGCTTCTCCTCTAGCGATTTCTGCAAGTCTCTCTGCATGATACTTGTTTGACCAGTCATCTTGGTTAGCAGATAGATGTCTCTCGTGAGAGTCAATTTGATACTTCTTGTAGTTTAACTCTAGGTTGTCACAGATGTTTAAAACCCATAGTTCTACTTTTGCTTGCATCTCTTGCTTAGGTGTTTGTGCTAGTACTGTAGTCATAAGTCCTCTTGTGTATGTACTTATTATAGTCTGTATTACACAAAATCCAATGGGTTAGTGGACACTTTCTGAACTGGCATATACAGCGTACCATACTTACCAAATGTGCGGTTGAATCTACCAATACGGTCACCCATGTATATGACTGCTGATTGGAATGGAGCAGCACTATTAGCAGCACCAAACTTAAGACGTTTGTTGACTGCAATCCATGGGTATTGTGATACTGAGTTCCACCACTTAGTTGATACATCAAGTTTAATCAACAGCACTAACTCTTTAGCATAACCTAACTCATATTGTGATACAGCATAAGGAATCCACCTCTTACTATCACTGTAAGGGTGGTTCATAAAGACTGATTGTGCCTTCCACAAATGTGCAAGACCATTAGTCTTCTCTGTGTATACTTTCTTAGCAGGAACATTTGGTTCCTCCTCGCTGTTAGAACATGGGTCTAGTTCTATAGTTCCTCCAAAGAACTCTAGTACATCGCCTACAAACTCAGGCGGTGTATTCCAACAGTCGGTCTTTGTGCCAGTCGTTGAGGTTAGTGCTTTTAGTGCTGATGATGACATAGTATTATTATACCACGTATAGGGTTTACTTGCAATGTCTGTTACGAAAGTTATCTTCTGACATAATCTCTACGTCAGGATACAATTCTTTCATATGGTGTTTGAAATTGTCACTCAAATAATATTCTTTGAGTGTCCAACCGTCGCCACATAATACTATTACTGCACCTTCATAGTTGTGCCTGTCTATAGAATGTTGCAACTTGATGAACTCATAAGGAACTTTCTCCTCTGCAGTGCCATCAACACCTTGATACTTCAAACTTATCAACTCACCACCCTTGTGTAGAGACGTAGGTAGTTTGTTGTTCTCTTTCACGTACACTTGACCACCTAATAGTATGTCTAACTTATGTTTCTTTGTACCATTAGGATGGTATCCTAACCATACCTGAGAGTGTACGTCTCGTGTCTGGTTCTCTTTCAAAAATGTTTCGATACTCAACTCATTTACTGCACCAGTTGTAGTATCTCTGGAAGCATGGGTTGCCATGACAAAAATGTAATTACATCTATGATATCATATTGATATAAATTTGTCTACCAATCAAATTCTGCTTCCTCCTCTTCTCCAAACCATTCCGCATAACATTCGGCATCTTCTGTGTCAAATGTAGCAAAATTCCACTGCATGACCTTTCTTCCGTCTAATGAACCCATAGAAATGCATGAGTCTCCATCATTCATGCAGAATCCCCGCTTCAACCACTCTGTTATTTCATGGTCTGGGTGTGATTCTATCATCAAGTCTAACAACTCCTCGAACTTATCACGTTCTAGGTGTTTGTATTCATTCCATGGCAACCCTTTGAAACGTTGCCATACTGGTTGTCCATACTCGTCTAACTCAATCACGGTCAAATACCTCTATCCTATTAGATAACCATAGTTTTGCATAGTCTAGCACACTTTCCTCCATATTGAAAGGGTCTGGTGTATATTCTATCAGTTGTCCACGTTTTGTAAACCGAACAGTCTTATTTAATACTGCCTTGATGATACTACCCTCCTTACCTATACTACAGTCTACTGTTGGTATCAGGTAAGAATCTATTTTTGGTTGGTATACATCACCAGCGTTGAATGTATGAACTAATCTCCTGTAGCATGGTATTGTATCCATGTCAGGGTCAATCCCAACACAAATAGCACTAGCGTTGTCCGTTAGTGCAGTAAATCTAGTCAGTCCTGACACTCTGAAGTTACAGTATGACTCTGGTTTATATCTTAAAAACTGTGGATATGCAGCAGTCTCTGACATCCATACTCCTTCTGTAAACACTAAGCATCTACTATGAGCATAGAATCTATAGATGAACTCGTAAGGAAAGTCCCTGTAGTTGGGAAACTTCTTCTTCGCTACATCTAATTGTTTGTCTGTGATGTATGTTTTATGTTCTTCTGGGTCATCTCCAAAGAATTTAAAACCTTGCTTACATCCTTTATGATATAGTACGGTCAGATGGTCTAGTTTATCAGTGACCGTGTATTCATTCTTCATCTAGGTACGATTTCAATAAGTCCATCCTCTATTTGGTCTAACCAAGTTTGCATGAAATATTTTGTATCTGGTTTTTCTTTCGTAAATTCTACGATAACTGTAGGTTTGTCTACTGTTAGTTGTACAGTTCCTTCCTCCGATATTGGAAATGGAAAATGTTGTACTAGTTTGGTCTTATGATACCAGCAATCATGCATTGGTATTATTATACTACCAATTCCATGAGGTGTAAAGTCTTGTGATTGTTTCAAGAAATGTACACGTCTGCCTGTAGTGGTTGTGTCCTCGTAACCTGAGCAAGCAATGACTCCGTTCGGTTCTTGAGAAGTTAGTCGGCATATGCCTGGCATTCTAAAATGACTGTGTGCACCATTATGATATACGAAACTTACATGTGCTGGTTTTAAACTGTCACTCCTCCATGTACTGCCAAACGATACTGTTCTATAGTGACATACAACCATAGGACCTACCTCTTTGAGTATGTCATGGTATCCTGCTGCTTTTCCTTTTGGATTTGCTTTGATGTGCTTCTCGATTATATCGTATGCACTATCAAATACTACCTCCTTAGTTGGGTCTGGGTCATTACCAAATATTTTTTTACCTTGCTTTGCATTTGTATTACTAAAAACAGTCAACCCAAACTGAGATATACTCTTACCAAAGGTATACTGTGCGATTCTACTGTCTTGTTCATTAACAAGATACATTTAATTACCCTCGTTGAGTTGTTGACTTAGTAACTCGAACTGGTCATCAAAGTCATCTTCACTGTAGATGTTGACTACCTGTGCTGACGATAATACAGCATCAACATGTGTGTCATCATTCTTTGCAACTTGTTCACGATGCTTCATCAAATCTTCCATGTCAACTGATTGTTCTATACCTATCATCCCTGCTAATACCATTTGCGATGATGACATGTCACACTCTGCTAGTCTACTCCTTGTGACTGCATTGTATACCTGTTCTGCAATCTGGTACTTTATAGGTTCTTCATGGTCTGGTTTCATAGAATCCAAGTCCATACCTATAGGACCGTACCACTCATCATTATTAAGTGTGCCATCGTTGTAGTACACACCGAACTCACCACTATCTACGTCAAAATCCTTGACTATAAAAGTAGGAGCAACTTCTGAATCCAATCTAAACTGTGGATCAATATCTTGAATTGACATAATTGTTAGTTAATTAATTTTAGGACCACGGATGTCTCCGTCGTTGTTACCTGATTGTCCATATCTATATGACCAACCATCTATAGCAGTGCCAGATGATCCTGCTGTACCACCCGCATTCTGTCCTGCGTTACCGAGGTTACCACCAGAGCCACCAGAGTTAGAACCGCAACCACCGTTGCCACCTCCACCTCCGCCAGCGTTTTGCTGACCGTTTTGACCACCATCGCCACCACCAGAACCGCCAGGATATCCAGCACCTCCACCTCCTCCGCCACCTTTAGCTTCTGAAGTGTTAGTGGTTTGTCCTGCACACTGACCACCCTTCATACATCCGTAATAGTACGTCGTGGTATAGGAGCATTCTCCATTATTGCCTCCTGCACCTCCACCGCCACCACCAGCAATGATGCCAGCGTTGTCCAAAACGAATGGGGTTCGACTGTAAAGTCCTCTTTGTCCTGATTGTCCATTGTTACCTCCTCGACTACCACCGTTACCACCTTTGCCACTTATTCTTCTATTATTATTAATTCTAAGATATACCTTAGAATCACCAGAAAAGTTGCCTAGGTTCAGTTGTTGTCTTGTACTGTTGACTGTGACAAGTCCTTTGATAAGGTTGCCATTGTATCCTTGACTAGTTATGTAACTAGATAAACTCCACTCACCAGTGCCATCAGAACCAATCGTTACATTGAATAAGAAGTGCTCACCCTCGTGAACTTTACGCCATGAACCACCTGACTTGACCCATACTGCCTTAGTATTACGCCATGAACCACTGTGTTTGACCTGTATATCTTCTACATGCTTGAATCCACCACCAGTATGAACTGACATGTGACCACCAAGCACATTACGTACACTCGTTCCTGTCTCTGCTACTGTATTATATGGTATTGCCATAATCTATGGTATCTCCTTAGTACTTATACCAGATGTCGCCATCTGATCCACCACTAGGGTCACCAGTTGATACTGTTCTTGCACCGTATGCGTTTTGGTTTGCATTACCAAACGTTCCATTTATCTGACTAGCGTTTATATTTAATCCTGAGAGTAAATTACTGCTAGGATTGTACACTAGATGACCGTTATCAGTATCAATAAATTGTCTACTGTATCCTGCATCACTTAATGCTGAGAATGTTACTTGATAACTGACGTTATCATTCTTCTCGTCAATATTGATGTTGTCTGCCTGTGTTGCAGTACCACTTGTGTTTTGGTTACCAGCTATGTTGACGCCAGGTAAATCTATATCAGCAGTACCATTGAACGATACACCACCAATATTTCTAGCATTCTGTAACTGTGTTGCTGACCCTGAGTTACCAGAGATTGCACCAGTTATTGTGCCATTGACTGTCACGTTATTGAATGTAGATGTACCAGTAGATGCAGTTACATTACCTGATAGTCCACCAGAGAATGTAGTTGCATATGCTGTACCTGACAAGTAAATGTCTTTCCACTTAAGGTTAGTTTGTCCTAAATCATATGTGCCAGTAGCAGATGGGTCAACATCAGCATTTATCTGTGCTGTTATTGTTAGTCTGTCAGTTGTAGCATTACCTAGTATAGTGTTACCATCGACTGATAGACCACCCGCAGTGTAAATGTTACCTGTGCTTGATGCGACAGTCATCTTATCAGTCGTGCCAGATCTGACTGCGAAGTTTGCATCAACATCAACTGTGCCATTAAACTCACTATTTCCTGATACTGTCAAGTTGCCACCAAGTGTAGTAGCACCACTGTTAACATTAAGTGCACCAGTGGATTGTATGTCAATACCTAATCCATTCTTAAGTTGTAAGTCTCCTGCACCATCAGTCCATGAAGAACCAGATGCACTACCACCAGTAATTTTTAAGTTACCTGTATCTGATAGTCCAAACTTCGCCCATGCTGAACCTGTCCAGTAGAATCCTAGATGCTCACCAGCAGTGAAATTACCAAGATATGATATGTCACCTGTGTTTGCAGCATCAGCAGTAGATGGTGTCTGTGTAACTACGTTAAACTTCTTCTCTGCTTCGTTGTTTGCTGCTTCACCCTTGATAGTTAAGTCACCACATGATACGTTCTTGTCAACCACGACGTCCTGTCTGACTGCCATGAATCCTTTGAACTCACTCTCTAACTGTGTGTCTTCAACTGTAATCTTGTCTCTGATAATAATTTCATCAAATACAGGACGTAAGTTTGCAGTCTCACCAACGATTGATAATGTTGGTGTATCAAGTGATGCTTCTTCACCAGTAACAGCAGATATTCTAGTGTTACCAATGAATAGGTCACCATTACTGTTAAGTCCAGAGTAGAATGCGATACCACCGTCTTCTTTCTGTGACTGTGATAGCAATGTTTCTGCTTCAGTAAGAACTCTGTTCTGTACAGATGGTAGACCAGTAGAGTAGTTACCAGGTCCGAAACCAACGTATTCAAATGTGTG